ATAATAAGGAATTCCTTGTACAGAATTTAGAATCTCATTCAGTGTCAAATATTTTGTAATCACTCTTTCAGGTGAGATCCAAGATATAGGCTTTCCTGAAGACTTTCCTGGTTGTGGGACGCCTTCCTGGACATCTTGTTGACCTTTTATGCCAACATAGGCTTTGATAGTAGGAATACCCAATGCTTTTGCCACTGTGGCTCTATGATAACCATCCAGGATATTACCATCACTGCCTACTACAATAGGAGGAGCCTTGCTGAAATCCATTTGCTTGTATTGTTCTACCTTTGCTCGATCCAATCCTGACAATTCAGTTTTAATAGAAGACAATGGGATTTTTTTTAAGACAAACTTGCTGTTGGTCGTTGTTAGATGATTGATGTAATCAGGGTGTAGATTCTTATCGTGATGTTGTCGGAGATACGCAATCATATCTTCGGTAGACATATCGTTAGAGAAGCCTTCCGCCACACCCGACCGGCGTTGATCTAGATACCGCTGGCGTTCGGCCGCGATCTTCTTGGCAATGGCCTGTTGTTCCGCAGGCGTGATTCGATGATGTGCCACTGCCCCGCTTCTCTGCACCCGTGCTAAGATTTCTTCAAAACTGGGACTATCGGGGTTCGGGTTGTCTTCATCACTTGCGAAATTGAAAACCTCTGGATTACCGTCGATAACGAAAACATATCGCTCTTCTCCGATGTCATGGTCCGTACCCCGGAATTTTATTCTCTGGAATTTGTACCGCTGTTCGCCGAGATCTCTATCTTCCCCCACACCTTGCTTTACTTGGGCAGACAATTTCGCAGTCTCGGCAACATTGTTCTCAGCCACGATACTGACAAATCGTTTCATGTCACTAGAATCTACTACAGGCCGTTTAACAGCACCGTCTATGACCTGTAGTATTTTCTTCATATCCATTTTATTTCAGTCCACTCAGCATCTTGATGCGATTTAGTTCTACAGATTCTGCCATTACTTTCTTAGCGGAAACTGTGCTTTCGCTGGCACCTTTCTTTTTAGCGATGGCTTTCTGTAATCCAGGAGGTAATTTTTTCTGGGCAGCAGTCATACCTTTGGCAGTTTTTTTCTCCCCGCCTTTGTTTGCGGGCGTCTTGCCTTTGCCTAGATCTTTGGCACCTTTGCCGTCTTGAGCATAGTCAGGAATACCGTCTTTGTTGACATCGGGTTTGTTGGCTTCTACTACACGCTTGATCACTGCCTTGACCATGCTTTCTTTGGTCTTGCGCTTACGGCCTGGGCGGTCTTGCTTGCCTACTTCGTCTTCTTTCTCCGAAGGCTCGCCGTCGGAACGATAACCGTATTTCTTTTTAATGTTCTTGTCGCTCTCGGCATCTGGCTTACCGATAGGCTTGCCTGCTTGGCCTTTCTGCGCAGCCTTGACTAGATTCATGTCCAGTGCTTCGTCGGTCTTGACTTCTTTCTTGGCCGGTTTTTTTTCTGCGACTTTTTTAGCAGGTTTCTTTTCTTCTTGTTTTTTCTTGGCGCTTTCTAGAAGTGCCTTGAGTTTTTGATCATAGTTCATGTTGCTCTCCATTTTTTCATCGTCCTCTTCGGACACTTCTTTTTCTCTCGCGACCTGTGCTTCGCCAGTGATGTCATCAACGCTGCTAGCCCTAGCACCGTCGCCAAATTTCATCTGATATTCCATGTAGTGGAAAACCGAATCGAGATAGTCTGCAGATTTTGTGATCTTGGCCTGCACCCATCCTTCTAGTTCTTGGCCTTCTTGTATCATCTCGAACAGCTTCATAGCATGTTTAGCAGCTCTGTATAAATCGGCGCGGGCCATCTGCCCTTCGTGATCATCTTGCGGCACGCTCAGTTGCATCTGCATCTGAGGTTCTTGTTGTTTTGGTAAATCTGGCATGTCTAAACTCCGTTATACTGTATTTATCGTTTGGCGATGCTGCCACCAGTTAATAAATTACCACCTTTGATATCCAGGGCATTTTTAGTGGTACCGTCTTTGTTCTTGTAGGTCTTGCCCTTTTTGTTAGGATATACAGCACCAACAGAAAAATCACCCGATGACATAGATCCTGTGGTGGCAGTTTCTGCAACATCGTCGCTGAGATTTTTAGTTAACAATATCTTACTTTTGAGAGCAGGCTGATTTTTTACCATAGCCAATGCATAGTTGTTAGCACCTTTTTTCCAGTCAAACGCTTTAGGTTGGCCCTTCTGCTTGTAAATACGACCGTCGATTTTGATGTACCAGGGCCCGCGATCTTTTTCCCGCATCTGTCTTTGAAATTCCGGATCGTCTTCATGTCCTAGTTCATGCTGTAATTCTTTACGCTTGAATTCTCTGTGGCTCATACCGCCCCAGTCGTCTTGTGCTTCTTTCATACTCATCATTTTATCATTTACTGCTTTTATGATAGGTGCCAATAGTTGGCGTACTTCTCTAGGATCCATTACCTCGGTCAATGGCCACTCTACTTCACGCTCCAAAGTCTGTAGAACATCTTTCAGTATCTCTCTAGGTTCGCCCCAGTCGCTGCCTTCCGAGACCCCTTCGTCTATGTCTAACGGCTCATCATCAACTCTAGGTTTGTATTCGCTGGGTTCTTCACCTCTTATAGCCTTGTAGGCAGCATCTAAGATCTCCATTTTAGTAGGATGATCTAAACCCTTATACCATGATTTTTCCTGTAGTTGATCAAACACATCTCGACGTTCTGCGTTTTCAAAGTTTTCGTCATAGTCAGTATAGGTAAATGATACTCTCCGACCTTCGATATCTAAGGTTAAAATGATTTGATCTAAGTCATAGTCTTGATCAACTACACTGATGCCTTCCGCCACACCTTTCTTTTTGGCTTTTCTTTCTGCGGCTCTGCGAGCAACTTCCTCGGGGGTCACTGGCGTTCCATCAGCATAAAATTTCTGATCTTTGCCATATCGAGCCTGACGGATCGCCTTTTGTGATTTGGCCAAAGCGATAGCATCTCTCCATTGTCGTGTATCTTCTATATCATCCTCTGAGCCTTCCGCCATCACCTTGCCTTTGTGTTTTACATCTCCCTGTTTTGCGGCTTTCTTTCTATCTTTATGTTTGCCAGCACCAGAGGTAGTTTTCCCGGCATTTTTAGCCACGAAATTCCTAGGTTTAGCAGCAGCTTTTTCTAAAATGATGTCGTTGATTTTCATAATATGTTATTTATTCTTACCGCCTTTCATATTAGCACACCAATGATACATCTTTCCTTTTTCGCCACCGTATTTCTTAGCACGAGCTCTAAGATCTGTTACAGAACCTTTACAACTAGCCCCTGATTTTTTAACTCTACCAGGACGGCTCTTGCCCTTTACTTTGCCATCCGCAAAGTTTTCGGAAATTATTTCACGTACTTTCATATAGATCTTCCTAGAGATTTTGTAAAGTTTATGAAATCTTGGAAAGCTACTTTTCTATCCTGTAGTCCAGCCAGGCCTGGATTTATAGGCTTGGTCACAGATCTAACATCATCAAAATTATTCACGTTTGGTTGTACACGCTGCTTCCAAAACCATACTGCTATTTTCGCAGCTATTTCTGGTTTTTCTGCTAGTTCTGGTTTAGCTTCTAAAGGCAAGCCTAGAGCCTCACCGGCACGTTTATAATTGTAACGACCAGTAAGCTGTATGTATCCTCGACCTTTGTATCTAGCACCATCGCCCACTTTGGTATTTCCTAAAGCTCGTGCCTTCTTGGGAGCATATTTAGGATCATACTTTTTAAAATCTAAGCTCCCGCCATATTCTACCATAGATTTAAAATCATGGCTTTCGTGAGCGGCCTGTGACAATAACGCTGCTAGTTCTACCGGATCGGTTATTCCCGCACGGTTAGCTTCTCTGATTAATATAGCTTCGTGCATGGTACCTGTCAGTGTTTTACTAACATCGAGTTTTTTCTCTGACTTCTTTTTCTCTGGCTTCTTTTTCTCTGGTTCTTTGACTTCAGGCCATTTCGGTACTTTGATTTCTTGACCAGGTTTGACCGTAAAATTTTTATCTAGTTTGTTTAGTTTTTGTATGACCTGCGGGGTAGTACTAAACGCTTTAGCTATAGAATATACGGTATCACCCTTTTGTACCTGTACTCTTTCTACGTCAGCTGCTGCAGGCCCGCTTAAAGCGACACCGGCACCTAACGCAGCACCTGCTATCCAATCTCGCCACCCTTCGTCTAAGTTATCTTCTTTTATTGATGGGGGGCATTGATTATCGATGCAGGCTACTTGGTGTCCTAGCTTGCGAAAATAATTGATTATGTCTTTGTTTCTTTTTCCGAAAGTACGTAGATATTTCTTTTCACCGTTATCTAAAGTTACTTGTACGTATTCTCCCTCGTTAAACTCTTTGCCTACTAGTTCAGTGCCTGTGATTTTTTTGATCAATGCCCAAGCTGAACGACTGTTTTTTTCTTCTATGAATTTTTTTAACAGGGCCTTTTGTTGTGGAGTAGCTTTCTTGAAGAAAGCTGCTAGTTCCATTGCTCCTAGATTTCCTGGATAGGCTGCCTCACCTACAGCAACACCTGCACCACCACCACCGGCTCCGCTATAGCCTACGGCAGTACCGTACATGCCAAATGGTCCCGGACCGTAGGCAGCACCTTTAACACGCTTTCTCCGTCTCTTTCTCTTTGCTTCGTTGACGACCTCGGAGATCTTCATGCCTTTCTACCTCGAAACTTAGGTGGGAAGCCCAACCAATACGGCCGGCTGAACCATAGCTTAAACCAATCCAGATCACCGGGTCGTATGTTCATTTCTCGCTCAAGACGATGTTTTTCTGTGCCAGTATGTGAAATGTTTTCTGTGGCCACTGGTTGCCAACCTTTGAATTCGCTGACGCCCGCTAACTTCTTGATACGATCGAGCTCGTCCATGCTATTTTTTCTTAGGTGCAGCGAATTGAGCCATTCTCTCTTTGGCCTTGGCCATAAGTGCTCTAACTTCGTCGTCACTGAGTTCAGGACTCATGGCATCTCTCCATGCTTTGAACTGTTCTTCGGGAGATACGGTAGGATCGTTTAAGATGTTCCTTAGCGGAGTAGCCCTTGGCCCCTCTTCACCTGCTGAAGGATCTCCAGTTTCCTGCCTGCTGATAACTTCTAGATTATCAAAATCAAAAGGTATCTCACCTTTTTTGTTAGGTTTACCATTGTATTGTTTTAGATATTGGAAGGCTTTGACCTGATCCGCACCTAAGACTACTATAGCATTTTTATAACCTTGTTGATTTAGGTTGGATAATACTTTTGTTAGATCAGGTATCTCGTCGCTGGCTGCTTGGAATATATGTCCCTGTTTAGGAAAAACTTTTTTATAGATAGCGATCTTTTCATCGGCGGTCAGTGGATCATCTTTACCAACGGTCCTGCTAACGACGAAGTAAGGATCTCCGTTAGATTTTTTAGCCTGTGTGATCACGGAGCTGGCCAACATCATGTGTCCCTTGTGCCCCATACCTCGACCCCAACCTACTACTGCGGTATCACCTTGACCGGTTCTGGATATTTTTTCGAATAGTTCTCTTATAAACATGTTATTCTTTCCTTGGTGCCCATGTATCTTGATCGATGGCTTTGACGAACTGACCTGGAATATCTTTCTTAAACTTACCGCCTGGATGCGCCTGCACATATCCCTCGGGTTTGGTCTGCCTAACTCCGCCATGTGTTCCGGAACTGATCTTCTTGATCATATCCATTTTAGCAGTCGTCAACATTTCCACGGCATTTAATACTACGTCTAATCCTTTGTCTGCTATTACTTTGTTGGCCTGTCCAGCAGACAAATTTTCTGCGGCCCATGCACGGAATTTTTCTTTGACACCAGCTACACGTTTGTTCTGATTGTAAAACTTATAGAGTATTTCTCCAGGTTTGCTCAATCCAGGTTTAGGCGCTAGGAACTGATCTATGACAGCGGCATTCTGTTCTATGTATTGCTCGGCTTGATCTACTAGCCTGTCGTCGATCTCAGGAGCCTTTTCTACGTAGGTAGTGCCCTGTACTATGACGTCATTAGTAGATAATCCCTGCGCACCAGGATATCTAGTTTCCTCGGAGCTGCCTAGATTTTTGTAATATCCTGTAGCTGCTATCATGATCTTAGCTTTGGCTATCCTTTTACCTAGATCAGAATCTCGATGTATATGGAACGTAGTGATATTGGGAGTAAATTCGTACTCGCCTGTTTCTTGATTTAACACGGCTGCTGCAGTGGAGCCATCCGGTTTAGTTCCAGGATAGAATAATAGCCCGCCTTCGATGAATCCATCTGGAGGACTGGCTTTTTCGAAATATGGCCACAAGCTGGCTAGTTGTTGGGCATACTGTTTTCTTTTGACTTCGGCTTCTTTGTTCTCGGGCGGCTTACCAGTGCCGAGGATGAACTTGCTGATGTCTCCGGGTTCGGCCATTGCTGTTTTGATTCCACCATCTAACTCAGTCTTGCCTCGCTTGAGATATTCCCAGGCGTTCTTAGGTATCAGCATGAATTGACCATCTTCGGTCCGACCCCAATAGACCACAGGGCTGCCGTCCCATTTCAGTTCTATGGTACCACTTTGACCAGCCATTGACCGCAGTCTCTCAGCGGCATGTATTCCACCGTCGCTGCCATTGGTAAAAACTAGATCTTCTATGTGCTGGTATTTCCTACCAATAGCTGGCGCAGCTTCTCTGAGAATGAATTCTCGAGCTCTCATTTCACGCTCGCTATGTTGATCATCTGCCGGAACCAAACATTGGTACCTTCCTGCATGTCGGGAAAATACTTGTTTTTGATTTCATGATACTTCTTTGGATAGTTGCGCAGGGCTGCTAGGACTTTCTTAGGATTGCCCATGTCGGCAGCAGAAGCAGTGGGTCCTATGATTATCTTGGCTATCTCATCTTTATCGCCGGTGACCAACTGTTTGGTCTGCCTATCTACTAGTCCTTTGTAGGGACTCATCATCAGGCTAGGATGACCTTCTACGCTGCTGAGATTAGCGAGGTCGGCCCACATGGCATGCAGAGTACCGCCCTTCATGGTAGGATCATCATAGTCATGCATGTGCAATGGCTGTGCGGCTGCTGCCTTTTCTACAGCCATGAGATCTACTTGTACTAACTTATCAGTATCGCCGATGGAAATTCCCACATGCACGCTGACACCTGTTCTCGCAGCCTGCAGTCCCTTGGCCTTGAAATAGTCTTCTAGTTCTTTGCGACTGAACTTTAATTCTTTGGCAGGAAAAGCAGCCATCAGCTCTTCAGCATCAATCAAAGCGTCTATGTCAGAACTGACTTCTTTTTTGCCTGCGGAACCGATAGGATAGAGATTCAAACCTTTAGGCAAGATCTTTTCGAGATTGGCCATCACTAGAGGAAAGTCAGCTTTGTTTAAAGGAACTGCTCCCTGTATTACGTTACCACCTTCGGAAATGATCATCCTTCACTCCTGTCATATCGGCCTTTGATGATGTTGTCTCGCTCTTTGGCGAAAATCTGTCTAGCGACTTTGTCTCGATCTACTTCAGTAAACACACTGATCGGATTGGTTGATACTTTGAATTTTTCGCAGTAAGCATCTGCAGCTCGATCGACACAGTTTCTGAAACAGGTTTCCTCGCATCTTTTTCCGGATTTTATCCTGTCTCTGACTTTAACGATCTCTGGATAAAATATTTTTCTATAGAACAACGGATCGTTGCGCATGAATACCTGCAGATCGTCACAGAGATCTACGTCTTCTAATTCTTTTAAATTTATGAATTCTCTTAGCAGCATGATATCACCATTTGCGACAGCTCCAATAACGAGCCTTGGTTCGAGGACCGGGATTGTCGCAGTTGTGTCGAGCGCGAAAAGATTTTCTTCGAGCCGGATCGCTTTTCTTGATCTTCATGTTAGGATCACCAAAATTAACCTTGACTACATTCCCTTGAGGGTTGCGTACATAGACTTTGAATTTTTTGACATCGCCCTGCATGGGCTTCCCTAGGGAAACTTTACGTCCTCGGTATTCAGCTTCCTCTAGGGTCTCTTCGATCTCACCGTAGATCAGATGAAAATCGTCGCCGTGATAGGTTTCTTCCAACCAATTTTCTGGTCTGCTTAGATTTTCGAATAGTTCTTTGAAAGTAGGCATAGCATAAACCCTGTTAACAAATTATTTATGCTATTATATGCCTAGCTCGCAAATCAGTTGCTTTCGGAAACTAGATCCTCTTTTGGTTCAGTGATCAGTTCTAAACCATCATTAGACACGTTTATCGACAGCTTCCCGCCATTTTTCAAGTCTCCGAACAGCATCATTTTGCTCAAAGGACGCTTGATTTCTTTGTCTATGACCCGTTGCAGAGGTCTTGCACCCATCTTGCGATCGAATCCTTTGTCTACGAGGTAATCGATGGCATCGTTGTCGATCTTGATCTTGATTTCTTTGTCTTTGATCTGTTCTTTGAGCTCGACGAGGAATTTGCCCACGATCTTGATCATAGTTTCTTTGCTGAGGCTGCCGAATCTGATCACTCCGTCTAAGCGATTGCGGAATTCTGGTGCAAAGAATTTCTTGATTTCTTTGTCTTCGTATTCGTTTTCCTGATTGCCGAAGCCAATCTTTAGCTTCTCAGCCTCTGATGCGCCTAGGTTTGTGGTCATGATCAATATCACGTTTCGGGCATCTGCGACTTTGCCATTGCTGCCAGTGACGAAACCATTGTCCATCAACTGTAAAAGGATGGTACTGACATCAGGATGGCTTTTCTCTATCTCATCTAGCAGTAGAACGCAGTGTGGATTTTCCTGCAATTTCGTGATCAGCAATCCTGCGTTTTCTTCGAAGCCCACATAGCCCGGAGGACTACCGATCAATTTCGACACTGAGTGCTTCTCTTGATATTCGCTCATATCGAAACGTATCATAGGAATACCAAGATGCTTAGAAATCTGCTTGGCAGCTTCAGTCTTACCAACACCAGTGGGGCCCATAAACACGAAGCTACCAATGGGTTTGTTTTCGGGTTTCAGTCCTGCTTGAGCTACTAATATCTTGTCTACGACTTCATCGATGGCTTCATCTTGCCCGTAGACTTCGCTCTTGAGGTTCTTATCTAATCCTGCGAGATTGTTGCTTTCTTTTTCCTTGATAGTTTCTTCGGGCAGTTTGACCATTTTACTGAGCTCAAACTGCACTTCCTGGGTACCGATCACACGAGTATCGCTGTCTTTGATATTAAACCTAGAACAGGCTACATCGATCAAATCGATGGCCTTGTCGGGTAGTTTTTTATCGTTCATGTATTTCACTGACAGTTTTACCGCCGATTGGATAGCTTCGTCGGTGATTTCTACTTTGTGATGATCCTCGTAGTATTTTTTGATGCCTCTGAGGATCTCAATGCTCATTTCTGGTGACGGTTCGTCTACCGTGATCCTTTGGAATCTGCGCATCAGGGCACGATCTTTTTCGAAATATTTGCGATATTCTTCCCAGGTAGTAGATGCCACTACTTTGATGTTGCCTTTGCTCAGTGCAGGCTTCATCATGTTGGCTAGATCGTTGGAACTGTTGCCACCTCCTGCGCCTGCACCGGAGATCATATGGGCTTCGTCGATGAACAGCACAGTTTTGCCTTTGGTCTGCAGAGCTTTTAGCACGATCTTGAAACGTTCTTCGAAGTCTCCTCGATATTTAGAACCGGCCAACATGCTGCTGATATCGAGATTATAAACGGTGTATTCTTTGAGGAAGTTAGGAACATTGCCATTGACGATGTTATAGGCCAGACCTTCTGCGATCGCAGTTTTACCTACACCAGGATCGCCAACTAGCAGGACGTTGTTCTTGGTCCTACGTCCAAGTCCCAGCGCGATCTGTTCTAGCTCCTCCGATCGTCCGATCACTGGATCGATCTTGTTCTTCTTGGTCTGTTCGTTGAGATTGGTAGTGTATTCTTTGAGAGCTTTTTCCAACTGTGAGTCATTGGCTGGCATTTCCTCGTCAGGTGCTTCTGAGTTGATGAACTCAGCAAACTTATCTTTGTCTATGCCGCCTTTGGTAACATAGTAGACAGCGTATGATCTCTTTTCGCTGAGAGCCGCTAGGAACACATCTACCAACTCTATGTTCTGCCGGCCACTGAACAGGACCTGCGTGAACGCTCGGTTAAGCACACGTTCTACGGCCTGTGTTTTCTTGGGTTTGAAATTCTTAGTAGGTTCTGCGATCTTGATCTCAGTGAGATTGTTTTTTAGATAGTGTTCTAGGGAAACTTTGATATAATCGGCATCGGCACCAAAGTTAGATATTAGGTCGTAGAACTTTTCTTCGCAGAACATCGCAAAGATCAGATGTTCTAGAGTTACGTATTCGTGGTCTAGTTTTTTGCAGTCACTGACGGCTTTTTCGAATACTGAGGTAAGTTGATCACTGGGTTCTACCATGGTTTTTCCTATTATGTTGAGTATTTTTTCTTTATGGCTTTTAGCACTTCTACATCTTCGGGGGACAGCTTTGGATTAGACAAACTGAGATTTATATAGAGATTCCCCCGCCTTGCTGAATTGACCGCAGGTAATCCGTGGCCTCCGCAGCAGAGGTTGCCGTCTACTGAAAAATTCTGCGGTACGGTTACTTCTAAGATTTTCTTATCCAAGGTTTCTACTTTTATGGTACCGCCGACGATGATATCGAGTATATTGGTTTTTACGGTAGTGATAATGTCTGCTCCGTTCCTCACGAATTTTTCATGCGGCAGCTCTCTGATCACTGCGACTAAATCACCTCGAGGAAGACCGGGGATGCTGTCATCGCCCAGCCCACCAAATCTTATATTATCTCCGTTTTTTACACCTGCCGGAATCTGCAGTTCGATGTATTGATCTCTTCCAGATGGTAGCTGTATGTTACCGACCACTGATTTACCAGTAAGCACTTCCTCTAACGTCATTTGGACAGTGATGTTTATGTGGCGATTTTTCTGTGGTTGCCTGCGCATGCCACCGAACCCAAACTGCGCAAATATATCATCGAATCCGCCAGGACCCGAATGGAAATGAAATTGGCGCATTTCGGGCATTGGATTATCATATTGCTGCCGTTTTTGGTCGTTGCCTAGGATATCATAGGCTTCTTGTATTTTTTGGAAAGAGGCAGTGTCACCTCCTCGGTCCGGATGATGTTTAGCAGCCAATTTTCGATAGGCTTTTTTGATATCATCCTGTGAAGAATTCCTGTTAACTCCTAATATCTGATAATAGTCTGTCATAGATTAAAAAAGGTATAGTATACTGTAATTATACTATACCTTTCCAGTGATGTCAAGATTATTTTTTCTTGGCGTCTTCGATCTTGGTCCCTTCGAACTTTTGACGAACTTTAACCGTGGTGCAGTTCTGCTTTGGTTGCTTGGTTTTTGGATCGATCACAGGTTTACCATCTTTGCCCTGTACATCTACACAGACTTTTTTAGTTTCCGGCTCTTCTTTTTTAGCTTCAGCAGCATAGGACGAAACGGCCATCATACCTGCGAAAATACCTACTAATAATGCTTTCATGAGTTGCTCCTTATAGTTCTGGTTCGGCTGCCTGAGGTACACGTTTGGGAGCAGGCGCAGCCGACATCCTACTCACAGGTACTGAAATGTTTCCTTTGCTCATCCACGCAGTAACACCCATATATGCTCCAACTACACCTGCTTGTGCGATATAAAACAGTCCGAGGAGATCAGCTAAGGCTGCTACGCGGCTTTCAGACACCACAGGAAGAAATAGTATTATAGTAAACACGATCATGGAAATCATGGCCATCCAGGCCATACGTCTGTGTGCGTCTGCTTTTTCTTCTCTTAATTCTAGTTCTAGCATTTCTTGTGCATTGTCGATTTCGTTGTCGCTGACTGTTCCGTCCCAGTCGCTGTCATACTTATTATATCTAGATTCTCGACAAAGTTTTTTCTGTACCATGATTTCGCTCCGTCATTTGATCTGCTCTAAAACATAGGTTATAGGCCTACTATATTTGACCATCACTGTTTTCTGCGTATAGTAATCGACGAACACTATGCAGTCTTCTTTTTTTTCTGTGAATTTGCTGACTTCTACCACGTAAGTATCGTTGCCCAACCAATATGTGAGTTTGGCCCTCGATCTAAAAAGTCGAGCCCACCAAGACAGCTTTTTCGATTCCTCGCTCATTTCTTGGCTTCTTCTTTCTTTTCGGGCTCGTAGTATTCTTTATACTTGATGATGATCTGACGCTGTGCAGCGATCATGTTTCTCAATTCTGCAATGGTCACAGATAATTGTTCGTAGCCATTATCTGTTAATCCTAATAAAACGATGTCAGTGTTTGACTCTTTTAATTTGGCCCATATCTGATCGGCGTTTTCTGGAGTGATGATTATCCATTCGATGGGTTTAGCTGTCACAGGATTAGGAAAAGGAATATCTAATCTCGTTCGTTCCACTGCCTTGGTCTGTATCTCGACAGGTTTCACCCTCTCTCCAAAGAGGTTACCAAAGCTGGCACAGCCTGTGAGGCTACTGGCCAGGAGCAGGCTTATAATTGGGGTTCGCAAGTGTTGGACATTCACGGTTTATCTCACTGGATGTTGTTGCACGTAGTTCTTGTTCTGTGTGTGGTGCACCAGATGCTAGTTCTAGACATCTTAATGCTCGAGCAGTTCCTCTATTTACAGCACGTTCTACTACTTCGGGTTTTTCAGCAGCTAGAGCACCAAAGTCTCTGGCCTCACCTTTGGCATTTACTGAAAATCTGTTTTGTAGCTGTGCTACTTCTTGACGTTGGCGATCTGCTTCTTTAGCCAGATCCTGATTGATAGTCTGTATCTGTGCGACGTCAGCTTTCATTTGCTCCATGAGAGCCTGCTGTGCCTGAATACCTTCTTCTAGCTTTTTGTTGTTCATTTCACTGACAGCTAGGTCAGCACGTAGACCGGTGATATAATATATGCCGCCTGCTAGTATAACAACGATTATCAGGGCTACTATGGCTTTTATCATTCCACCGATACCAAACATCTTTAGACTCCAAACATCTTAAGGCATTTTTCATATTTCATGATGCGATCTTCCATACCGATGGTTCCGCCGTTGATACGTTTGCTCATGGTTACGATATCTCGGCTATCAGCGAATTTGTTAAGATTGTTCTGTTCCCAGAACCAGCAGGCGCTCTGTACAGCACCCTCGAAAGTCTGTAAGTATTCTGGAATCTCTTCTAAAGGGGTATCGATGCTGGCAGCGAAGATAGTATAGTTGTTCTTGCCTGTGAGCTGGATCAGACCACGTCCTAGATAACGGAATCCATCACCGCTGGCCTCGTCACCGTTGCCCATGCGATTGGCATAGACTCTGTTAGCGATCTTTTCTGGTTTCTTTTCATATTGAGCTGCCAGCTCGTCTGTGGGGAAATATTTAGGAAATACTTTACGCAGGCTGGCCGCCTTGTAGTTTAGATTTTCTTTGAGAAATTTAAAATAACCACTTTCGTGTGCGCACTGTGCCAACCATGCTGCCACACGCTCTGGTGTGTTGATCTCATATTCAGGCAGTATTTGGCACAGCGCATTGTACCAGTAATCTAGATAAGGATTGTTTCCTATCAATGCTTGCAGATGTTGTTTTTTAAAATCGAAAGTAAATGACATTATATTTTCTCCATTATCACAGCATGATCTCTGTGTTCGAACATGAACTTTGTACCCATCTTAGTTATGTTATAGTTACCGATGTATTTGGTTAGGAACATGATTTCGGCCATATCATAGTAGTCTACTGCGATCTTATCTGTCAGCGACTCTAGGATAGTCTTGGTCTTGCCTGATTCCAGTATTTTAAATTTTAAGGGTTCGGCGAAAACTTTCTTGAATTCTATGACATCATCTATCACAGTTAGGCTTTCTAGCATGCTCTGCGAGAAAAAGTTATCGTAATTCTCTAGCTGTCTTTCTTGTATGGTAGTTTCATAGCTTACTGGATCAGAGGGAATAGTCTCTTCGAGATTGATCTTGTTGGCTTCGATGCTGTTGAAGCTCTTATAGTACCTAAACTTGAAATTTTCTATACCAGCTAATTTACCTACTCCGTACAAGAGATTTTCGATATTCTCTGAGATGTGTTTGTCTCGTTCTATTTCGACGAACACTTTATATTTTCCGTTGCGCATTTCTCCAGGACTCTTGTCAGCATCTAAGACGAACTGATAACCCTTCTCGACAAAGTCCACTAGGTCGTCAGCGGGATGCTCGCTCTCGACGGTGAAGCTCAACACGACCACATCCTTGTCGTCGCCCATCTTAGATTTGTATTGGTCGACTTCGAATATATGGCTCAACAGATTTCTGAGATCACCGGCTTGTAGGCTGTCCTCATTGAGCAGCATTTGGTTCACCTCCAGGGGTTTCCATATCCTGTACCATCTCTCCTTCAGGCGGTGCTTGCAGCTCGGGCGCAGATTTTTCTGTTTCTATCTCATCCATGAGCTTGCTGTGATATCCTCTGAATATCTCTAAGACCAGTTTCTTCGGCATGGCGATTTCTACGATCCATATAGGAAACTCGTCTAGCTTGCCTTTCTTGGTACCCGGGCGTATGTCATCGGGGTCCTTGATCTTCCTAGGCTTTATTAGCGTGTCTTTGATATATTTGACATTGCAGCCATATTCGCCTAGTCTTTTTGCGGCCTCGGGATTGGGCATCTTTTCTTTAGGCCACATGAAACTACAAGTGATCCAATGGCGATCCATCTTTGGTCCGACCACTAGCTCACCATCTCTCCAGTTTTCGAACACATAAAGGTCGAGCTCGTCAAAGACTCTTTCATAGTCCTTGAGGATATTTAGAGAATTTTCATCGTTGTAGATGGTATCTACGTTTTTGATGATCTCGAGAATGTCTTGCATTTTTTGATTTTCCTGTGACATTTTATTTATCTTTGCCGTTTTGATAGAGTATCAGTTATATTTTTTCTTAGATTGTTAAATATTTTGGTAGGACCTCTCTGAGTTGTCCTACTGTGATATAGACAACTTGACGTCCTACGCCTCAAAAGGAGAGCAGTTAATGACGACAAAGAGAGCCAAGAAGCGTTTTAAAGCAGATTTAAGCGTCGTAGAGTATCAGAATTTTAGGCACACAAATCAAACATTACTTCCACAGAAAAAACAACATGTACATGTTGCTCCCCGTAACAGCAATCAGCACAAATATCTACATAAATTATTAGATCAGTCCAAAAACATAGTTTTCGCGATTGGTCCCGCTGGCACAGGTAAAACACTGATAGCGTGCCAAGTCGGCGTTAAGCTTCTCAAAGAAGGAGCGATAGATAAAATCATAGTGACTAGACCTGCTGTTTCGGTGGATGAAGATCATGGATTCCTTCCGGGAACGTTACAGGAAAAGATGGAGCCCTGGACTCGCCCGATTTTCGATGTTCTATCAGATTATTACTATTCTAGAGACATCGAAAATATGATCCGTGAGGGAGTGATCGAGATCAGCCCTTTAGCGTACATGAGGGGTCGTACGTTTAAGAAATCTTATATCATTGCCGACGAAATGCAGAACGCTACGCCCAACCAGATGAAAATGCTGTTAACTCGTCTCGGTGAAGGCTCTAAGATGGTCGTGACTGGAGATCTGCGACAGGCAGATCGATTAGAAGATAACGGTCTCATAGATTTTTGCAGGAAGCTAGAAGACCGCAATCTAGATTGTCTCGACATCGTGGAATTCGAAACTGGTGACATCGAACGGCATGAAGCCGTCAAGGAGGTCCTAGAACTCTACGGTGACTGACAGAAGTATTTAAAACTCTCAGCTAGAAGACTAGCTGAGAGGTTATTCGAGGTTCCTAGCCAATCTTATCAGGGTGGCTGCTAGATTTATTTCAGCATCTGCGACCAGTGTATGATCGACTAGGCCCTGTTTGATGATCAATACTGCTTGATCCTGTGCAGCCTCATCCTTGCCAAAGAGGCTGACATTGTCATACATCCATCGATAGATGTCCTCCATCTCTTCAGGTCTGGCTTGGCTACACAGCAATTTCCTAGCATCCGCGATTTTGTTTTTCTTGAACAGTTCTACCATTTCTACCCTATAATCAGTGCTGACGCTGTCAGCGTCTGGCGCATGCAATTTTCCATCTAGGCTGTTCATCTGGATATTGTTGATGCATTTTCTGAGGTCGGAATAGGTACCTTTGACATAGGTATCCAATGTGTCGAGATCGAATTCGATGCCTTCCTGTACTAGAATAGTAGCAGCTCGGGCGGTAAATTCAGTGAGATCGGTCCTTTCGACGTGAATCTGCTGGCAACGACTGTGAAGTGCAGGTATGATGCGATTGGGATAGTTACAGGTAAGGATGAATCTCACAGAGTGACTGTATTCTTCCATGAGATTTCGCAGGGCAGGTTGCACGCTTTGTGGATTAAGATAATCGGCTTCGTCTAAGATCACAACTTTGAATTCGCCGAATGGCATGGTCTGACAGAATCCAGTGAGCTTGTCGTTGAGCCACTCAATCCTGCGACCATCTTTACTGGCATTAGCTACGAGCACGTCTGTGTCTTGTACGCCTAGCTCGTTGACTAATATTTTAGCTAGAGTAGTTTTACCCACTCCGGCGTTACCAGAAAACAGTAGGTGAGGAATTGCGCCTTCCTTGATCCAGGATTCGATCTGAGACTTTTGGCGCTCATCTTTAAACACGTAACCATCTAGGGTTTTCGGCCTATATTTTTCTACCCATAATTCTTTCATTTTTTACTCTCCGCATCTACCACACGCTGCCTCAGTTCTGTGGTGGAAAAACTGTGTCGCCTTCTGTTAAAATGTTTGCCCATTGGCAGGTCGAATCCTGTAAATTGTTTGTCTAGGTATTCTTCACCTAGTATTCTAACATCTATGGGATATGATTGCAAGATATCCAGCAGTTCTTTTTCTGTGGCATACGGTACGATTTCGTCGACATACTTACAGGCCTGTAGCTGCACGAATCGTTCGAACACTGATTGCACTGGCGTGTTTTTCCATTCTCGATCGATGGTTGGGTCTGTTTGCAAACCTACGATAAGATAGTCGCATTTGGTCTTAGCCTCCTTGAGCATCATGATATGCCCAGCGTGGAAGAGATCAAAGGTGCTGCAGGTGAAACCGGTCTTCATATACTTCCTCTTCTATCTGTCTGCGGAAAAAGTTCTTCTGGAGTAGTCATGAATTCTTATTAAATAGATTGAGGAAGATATTTTTTATCAACAGCTCGAATCTCTGTTCTTACGCACCGCGTATCTATGTATATATGGGCGTGATCTTCAGAAAGTAATTTAGACATAAATGTAGTATCGATGATATTTCGGCATTCTTGTTCACTGTGGAAATAACCTTGATACTGTATCATTTCACAGTTTTTCACAGACAAGTCTCTGCAAATTATTGCGACAGGAATAAAAATAGTTATTATTTCTATCATTGAAAAATTTCCTCTTCTAGATAGCGTTTAAGTTCTTTGTCTGTAGGTTCTACAGCATAATTCTGTTTGAAAAAGATCTCATAGCTGTCTGAACCGTATTTTCCGATACCATACAGCGCCGTGGCATCTCTGCCGTCCCAGGTCATAAAGTCTTTGGTCATACCAATCAATCTCTTGTATCGAACATTGACCATGCCCAAGGGAGCTATGATAGTTTTGACGAAATTTTCGTCAGCGTCTAGGAACACATGGGGATTAGGGAACCAATACAGAAATTCTGGTAAGCAGGTCTTTACGGGCTTCCTTCCAGTTTGATTCAGCATGATGACCCCAACCATATGTTCCCATGCGTTGGAGATCTGCTGTTGGACCATAAGGTCATCGCGTAGTGGTGTGAACATAGTTAGATTTTACACTAAATTTAAGAAAAGTCAATGGGATTTTTAGTCTTTGAGCAGATACTTTTCCAGAGACGGTGGCTGCCAACCTTCTGGCTTTAGAACTTTTCCATCTCCCCGTTTTATAACTTTTTTGGTATCTGGATTGATTTTAGCGAAATTCGTTCGCATTACTTCGTTCCAAGCACCTTCCCCATCTGCGCCCATGCTGTGGATAGCACCTACAGTGACTACTAGGATGTCTATGAGAGCATCAAGCTGTTCTATGCGATCGTTTTGATTATGGGCCTGCATGAGCTCAGCGACTTCTTCTTTGATCAGTTTATAGTACATTTCGTACTGTCTGGTATTTTTTTCGCCCACGGTTTGATCGCAGGCTGCCATGAATGTAGCTTGATCTTGGAATGGATTGGTCATGCCAGCACCGCCGATTTGGGCTCTTCATCGCTCCACATCATCACGGCTTCGTGATCGATCATCCTTATGGTGATCTCTTCTTCCTGGTCTTCGGGCACGTATTTGATACCTCGTGTCCAACGACCGTGCTCGACTAGGACCCAATCACCTACCGAATACTCGTCTACGTTGTCCGGACCTTTGGCTAGCACACGACCCCAGCGTGGATGCACTCCAAAATCTCTGCCGTCATCACCGGGTATGATTAAACCGCCTAGAGTCCTCTGTTCTCCAAAGTTCATTTCCGAGACCATGACTTTCTTGCCCAAGGGTTTGATGTTTCCTCTAACTGCCATTTATTTTACCTTTCCAGCCTTTTTCTCGGCTTCTGCATAAAAATCTTTGAGTATTTCTTCTCTTTTACGAACGATTTTACCACCTGGCCCTAGTTCGTCGCCGCGTGCATTTACTCGCACGTTCCCCGCAGCAGGAGTAAGCTCATTGCGTTGTCGTAGTAAATCCATGTCTACGATCTTTCCGTTGGCAGATCTGTAGATTTTTTTAGGTTTTTCTGGTTGTACCATTTTAACATCTCCTTAATATGTGTACTTATCTCAAGAAATCGCGCCAGTCTAAATTATATTTTATGCTGTCTATCTTGTGTATTCCTAGCAAAAAGAGCAGGTAGCTCGAGACACTGGATCCTCGTCCTACACCCCAGACTACGTTGTTTTTCCTACAAGTGTCTGTGAAATACTTTAGCCATCTTAGTAAATCGATCATTCCTCTAGATCTAAATTCTTCTAGTTCATCTTTCATGCGCTGATAATTTTGTTTTGGACAGACGCTGATTAGATATCCCTCTATGTCTAGAGTCTTGTATTCTTCAGGCATCCACCAATTCGACTGCAGTATCTTGTCAAAGTCGTTTATAGAAATGCCCGGATCTTTATAGATGTTCAGTTGACCTATATGCTCGATATATTGTCTGATTTCGGGATCGTCGCCGTTGACTAACACATCGGAGAAGTCTTTTCCCTGATAAAGGAAAGTGATCAGATCCTGAGAATCATAGACGGCAAGCCCGTACTCGTCGATTTTCATACTGCTAGTTTAATCGATTTTGATTAAACTGTCAAGATCTGTGTCGCGTTTTTGGTATTCTTCCTGCCAGACTTTGGCTCTTCTCGCTGCCAGTTCCGATTTGTAGATATCTAAAAACAGAGTGATCTGATACTGCACAGCAGGGTTAGTAGCCTGAAAATATTTTTTGCTGAGATCTTGTATCCTGTTTTCGATCTCAGCATCTTTGAGCTGGCTATAATCTTCAGACAATGGATGGAACATGATTATTCCGTTAAATCAACACCATTAGTCCAGTTTAATCCGTTCCACTTTAAGGTCTGTCCGATAGTCACTGGGCTTACGAATTGTACATTTAATAGGTCGTCTAAGCTGTTGCCAGTAGTTGCGCCGGCAGCATTTCCAGGTGAACCAAACCTACATCCATTGCTGCCGATGCAGAACCATCTACCTCCCATATACATCATTGTAGCTGATTGCCCCGCTCGATCAAACATGATTATTCCAGCTGATCCGTTGTTCCATGCAGAATTCACTACCTGCACTTCTAAAGAACCTGCGCCAATCATTCCGATGATAAAGACCTGACCATCTTCGCCCGCTGGTAATATTCCGGTCTCAGATCCTGAAACAAATGAGTACGCCGCAGACTTAGTAAGATCAAAAGTTCCTTGATTGTTGTGTTCGTTGACACCTAGAGTTATTTTTTCTGCAACATTTAATGCTCCAGCAACATTAGCGTCGTCGCCGACATTGAGTTTTTTAGATATACCAACTCCGCCACGAATCTGTAAAGCACCTGTAGTCGCAGTCGCCGAATCAGTGGTATCTTGAACTATACCGCCATTGACCAATGGATCTGCGACGCTCCATTTACCACCACCGTCGCTGATCAATGTTAAAGAGTTGTAATTTATATTGATGATCTTGTTTACAGCAGCACCATTGATAGTACCACCATTCCTATCGATAGTGATATTATTTGTAGCAGCGTTGCCATTATCTATTACAGTGACATACATTCCTGCAGTTGATTCAGCGACACTAGGAAGAACGATGGTCACTGGGCCAATCACAGAAGTATCGACTGATATCCTTTGATTACCGATAGACTTATATTTTTTATTGATAACTTTAACGTCGCCATTGTTTACAGAGATCGGGTAAGCCGCACCATAAAGTGAAGTATCAACTCCTGCAGGTTCTTGTGCGTAAAAGTATAAAGGACTGGGGGTATCTTCTGTGACTATTATTTCTGTGTATGATCCTGAAGTTCCTGCTATTCCGATATTAGATACTAGGGTAGTATAAGGAGTTATGCTTGTAGGATTTAATATATCTGGTGTTGTAGAGAACTTTAAAGTCTTATTTTGATTACTAGGATCTGTAGTATTAAATCTATAAGTAGTATCTTTTTCGAAAGTTATAGTTGTTTGATTCCCTAGGTTGTCCTGTAATTTTGCATTATCAAAATAAAATACCGGTTGGTTACCTGATCCGTCGTCGTCGATAGTAACAGTGAAATTAATCACGTTGCCTGTAGATAGATTGGACCATTTTTGCGTATTCGAATCATATCTCAGTGTATCTCCTTGGCCGGGATTAGATATTTCGACATCGCCGATGGCATCCAGACTGGCCACTGTTACACCAGTCAGCGAAGCAGACGCTGTTCCTTGTACTACGAGATTACCTTCGATGACCACATCTTTTTCGAACACAGAGTCACCCTTGACATCCAGAGAAGTTCCCGTGGACTTTGAAAGAGTCATAGTGTCTGCAATAGTGGCTGTGCCAGTAACTGACAAAGCCGTGGTGCTTAAAGCGCTATTACCAGCTGAACTAGGCGCCGAAGGATTATATATACCCAGGTATCTAGCATATACTAGGCTGCCATTAGTTTTGGTCCAAAATTCGTAGACTTTGATGTCGGGACCGATCAGTTGACTCGATGACATACCTCTAGTAACGACCTGTACTGTTTGTCCACCAGATTGTCCAACTTCGGTGTATGTGGTTTCTTGATCATAGGATATAGTACCAGAACCGTTTATCCTGAATGTAGCTACGTGAGAAACATCAGTGGTCGAAAACAGTGCTATTCTCAGGGAAGCATATCCGTCTGACTGTGGCCAACCTTCTAACACGAAATTTGTGTTTTTATCTAATCTAAATTCTTGATAACTACCATTGATGAAATCTACGATTTGATCTGCGGTACTAGGAGTTGTTCTAGTGAAAGATTCTTGTACGCAGTTTACGAACTTGGCCTGCTTGATGATGTTACCGTTGAAATCGTTTTCATCGTTGATCTTAGCAGTGGTCGATTGCAGTGTAGATATCTCTTCTTTGGCAGTCTGGAAACTGTCCTTGATCACAGAAAAGTTATCACGGAATCCCTGGCTGGGGTTATCTACGCCCGTTCGGGGGAAACTCTCGTCGATGTCTTCGTAATTGATGTTGCTGGCCATTTTTTATCCTCTATGTGCTATTTATACATTATACTGCTGGCTATTGAACTTTATAAACTGTTCCTGGCTGTTTTCCATAGTAGCATCAACGATCAATCTATCGATTTCGTAATCTAGCTCTGAAAAGTCGAATCCCGAATTTTCGATGTTTTCTAATATGTAATCACCGTCACCGGGATTGCAATAACATATAGGGATCGCTTTTATAAATCCTGTAGCAGCCTGGCTCCTACTCTGCGGAGTTTTCATCCATAACGGCAAATATTCGTTTTCTATAGAAATACTGATTCCGTCTGCGATCTGTATCTTTTCTAGATTGGATCTCATGTGTTCTACGGTTGTAGGATAAAGATATTCTTGATCTTTTCCGCTGATATTCACAGCTCGGCTGCTGATTTTTAAAGCCTCGTTTATAGGACGGAATCTCCCTAGCTCGTCTAGGTTTTGTTTGCTGATGTTTGCTGATGTGCCAGGATCGCCATTGATCTTATCATAGTTTGACTGATTTACCAGTACCGGAGAATTGATGTTTTTATTAAGCTTGATCTTTTCAGATATCGTGCCCTTGGTATTCTGGTAAGGATCCATAACTTCTATGTAGATCACTTCATAGATGACATCGTCTGTGCCCTGTTTTTTAGCCACGGCCTTTTTTGCTGCGCCGAGCCGAAATCTCTTCTTCTTAGCATTAGTGTTAAATGCGGTTATTAACTTTCCTATCTCTGTGGTTTCTATACCAGGATAGATCAACATCTTGAGACTGTCTTGTACACCGTATGCTGGATCGCTGGCTCTGTAGATTTTATCAGGGGTGAATATACTCATATCGCTGATAAAGTTCTGCCATAGGTATCGCTTGTCCAGTCTTTGATAAGGTCTAGCATAGATACTGCTATAAAGTCGATCATCTGAGTCTAGCACTTTTACAGTAAACTCTCTGGTAATACCACTGAGTCTGAACTGATCCTGTGCTAGGATAGAAACTTTGTATTCCCGATCGAACGTGGTCAGACCACCGTCGAAGGTAGTTTCTTTGGTATCTATCAGCGTCAGACCTGGATTAGATGGTGTACCGAATTGCGCAGTCTTTCCCGTAATTTCCCCAGTGACTTTTAACTCTAGCCCTGGGGGAAGTCTGCCTTTGGTTATCCTGTATGTCATCACAGCTTTGGGCACTGATGACTCTGCTTTTACTGATAGTGTGCTAGCGAAATTGCTTCTCAGAGGTTCTAATTCCGGCGCTGTTAGATATTTGATTACGCTGTCTACTTCTCCGATCGTAGAGATGTAAAACTCTTTGCTGGCGCTGGTTGTGCTGCCTTCTACATTGGTGGTATAAAAAGTTTTAGATATCACATACTCTGCAGGTATGTCTAAGATCAGAGAACGGTCTAGTCTCAGAAATGCGAATCCGTTATAAGGTAATTGTGTAGCAGGATCGCGATCTTCATAGCTTCTCACTTGGTAGGAATAGTTGCCCAGCCGCAGGAAATCAAAGATTATGAGAGCAACATCTTCTGCGATCAGCGGATATATCTTTAAATAGGTCTGTCCTATATTAGCATTTTCATAGACTCTGACAGCCACTTCTACCTGTGATATAGCAGTGACATCATATTTGTTGGCAGTGACAGTGAATCGATATTCTCTGGTCACCGCTGGCTGGTAGGGGATGAATCCAAATATTTCCCCGTTGCTTTGATCTAAGAATAGTCCTTCTGGTAGACGACTGTCAGTGTTATCTCTATTTTTTTCCTGCAGATTATAGACCACTGGTCCTAGATCTGGATTAGCATCTAGCACATCTAAGAAAACAGTCACATAATTGTCAGCTCTCCTCACACCTAAATTATTAGGAGTTAACCAGACTGGCGCTCTTAGGTAAGTGTTATCAGAAGTGAAAACACCGGTGCCCACACGCATGATCGTATTGTCTGCTCTCAAGAAGTCGTCACCGACTACATAAACACTGAAAGTGCGATTGACTAGATTTTCACCATCGGATACCGTTACTATGAATTGGTAGTTGCGATTGAGTTTTTTTGGTGTCCGTACCCTAACATTATAACCATAAGGTACTGTGTCGTATGGGTAGGTATCCGCACCTGTGGCAGGTAGCTCGGCGAAATCGTAGGGTTGAGAATCGTAGCGTATGCCGTCAAAAAATGCTTCTTGTGCAGAAACATCTAAGGCTAATATAGGATCGATGGTGCCTTTGATAGAACCATCGGGATATAAAGTCAACCCATCCGGTAGACTGCCGTTGCCGTCGGCGATAAAATATTCTAGGAAATCACCTGCCGGCAAATCTCTGTCCACGGCAGATAGTTTAAAATCCACATAGGTATTGTCTAGGATGAATAATTTTTGAGTGCCGTTGAGAGACAATGGCCCAGCTGGAGTTCGCCATTCTGGAACATCGAACCCTTCCACGGTTAGGCTGTATGTGCGGTCTTCGATCATCAAAGGCCCGATCGCTGACATTTCTTGGGCACGTATCACGAAGGTTGATGTTGTTGGCCTTACTACTTCTAGAGGAACTCCTACGATTTTATTTTCCTCTAATACTAAACCCGATGGTAGATTGCCTGCTATCACAGAAAATCTCAATTCTTTGTTGAGAGATTCATTGGCCAGAGGTAATACTAGCTCTACTTTCCTTCTTTCTTGTAGAGTTCCTAGATTGTAACCTGACTCAAAGCGCCATATATCAGACATCGCGGTCTCTTAGATTATTCCGCCAGCATCGATCTTAATGTTTGACGGACTGGTTATAGTTCCTAGATCCATACCTATCTGTGATAGTATATACTGTATGGGGTTAGCTAGTTCATCGACGATGCTGCCAAAATCGAAACTATGTACAGTAGCATAAAGATCTTTGACAGCGACACCATCCACTTTTGCTGGTTGATAATCTTGGACTAGATTACCTACATTAGGATTTCTTCCTACTACATCACCCTGTAGACCAAATGTACCTAAGGGAGCATAGACGGTACCGTTGACGACGCCAACATGGACTCCGCTGGTAGGGCCAAAATATCCCTGACTGGTCTGCGCGGCCGTTATAGTTCCTTTGAGATTTATATTTCCAACATTAGAAAGATCACCATCTCTGAAATCTATGTCATCGGCTAGCCCTATCAATAATTCATTGTCTGTGGACTGCACTTCGATATTATCGTCGCCCACGACGGTTTTAAAATACAGCACATTATCGATTTTTTCTTTGAATACACCTTGATCAGTATATGCTCCGAGGTTGGCTGCGGTAACTGGTGCAGTCAGTAGTCCTTCGAGATACTCAAAATTAGCTATGACTTTTTCGAATGCGGTCCGTAGGTCGTCACCGGTTCCGTCGTTGGCCTGTGTTCCTAGATCTATGACTTGTAATGCCATGTTTGACTCCTTACATTTTACCTACAGAAACTTCTACCATACCATCGTCTAGCGTGTCTTTGTTTTCTAGAGACTTGCCTATCACAGATCCTAGTTTCGGATCGTGGCTGACTATGGCATATCCAGGTCTCGCCGCAGCTACCAGCATATCGCCTTTGCGCACTCTGCCTATGACTTTTACCGGAACACGACCTTGTAGTGCTATACAGATCTTGATGCCAGGACATTGTTGATTCATGATGAATGCAGCGTGTTCCGATACGACTCCCGCGACTCTGCGATCTTCGTGGTTGCTGGTAACTGTGACTTCCTTTTCGCCGCCGAACACTAGAACTGTTCCGATTTCGTAGACTTTATCCGCTTCGTAATATTCAGCTAAGTCGGCATAGGTAGCCTCTAATCTAGAACCATCAGTCAAGGACCAATATCCTTGTATCGTTCCTAAGGTGTTGTTATTAGTATTTCCGCCAGAATCTCGAGCTAAGAGATTGGCAGTCTTGACACTTTCAGAGAAAGATCCGATTTTTCCTGAAACTTGATTCCCACAACTTATATTAGTAACAGCACCATTAGCAGTTATATTTCCGTTGACAGTGGTATTTCCGTGCAGAGTCAATTCAGCATTTGTGCTGTTAGTACCTTTACCAGTGAGCAGCGTGTACACGCCATCGGGGGATATCAATTTGATATCGCTGTCACTACCATGCAGCAGAGCATCTTTATCGTTTAACTGTAGAACCGTGACACTGCCTTTACCGTTGGAATTTCTCTGCACTAGTTTATTACCAGCACTGCTCGACGATATCGATATTCCAGTTACGCTGAAAGTCCTAATACTAGTGCCCTGATCGATAGATACGGTCATCGCACCGTTTGATGTGAATTCGCTTCTCGAAACAGCACCTCCTCCTGCTATGATGTCTGAGAATGAGATCTCTGCGGGTGCCAATCTTTCGCCCCCGGGCGGGCTTTTATTTCCTAGCACAGTTTGTGGCCCGATTAGATCGAGTTTGCTCTTAGCTATACCGTTGTCCCGTAAAGATATCCAACCAGAGGTGCTGTTAAATTCTACGCTGTTAAATGCTGCTATACCTTTCTGTGCAGCTACGGTGCCCTGTGATACGATACCTCCCGTGGCCGTAGAAGTATAAGATACAGTAGTCGGTGTACATGCAGTGACTTGGAAAGTCCCGTTATACGCAGAAGGTGCTACATTGGAAACTTGTATATAACTTCCTATCGAAAATGGCGGCTCGCTTTGATTGCCAAAACTCAGCGTAGCCGTGGTGCCGTTTCCGCTGGTAGCTGTGACCACTAAAGAATTGGCCCTAGACACAGGACTGTTCCTTAGGTCTAATTTAGTCTGTGTGACAGCAGCGTTGGTATTAACATCGCCGTCGATGATCGCCCCAGATTTGATGTTAAGGGCCAGCGCTTTGCCGTTCAGCGATGTAGCAATATCACCAGTAGTGGCAGTTTCCGCATTAACCCATTTAGTGCCGTTCCAAACTAAGACGTCATTCGCGGCTTTGGCCGGAGCGGTAGTGGTATCTACTCGATCATCGGACAGTTCTTGATCGTCGACATAAAACTTAGTAGCAGCATCCTGTAGATTGATAGGATTGGCTAGGTTAGCGATTCTAGCGCCTCCTAGATTTAATGGTCTTTTGTTGGTCGGATCTGATCCTCCCCTGTAATTAACGATGCCGTCAGCATCTAAGAAACCGGCGCCACCAATGTTTGAGTTCGATAGGTCTTGGCTACGATTTTTTCCTAGCCTGGCATCGATATAATTTTCCACAGCCAGCATGGTAGCTACGTTTTCGTTAGTTGCAGAAGCAAATGTACTGTCGGCACTAAACTCTGTGACTCGAACACCACTTCGGAATTTAAGGCCAGTGACTCCAGTCAGCGATATGCGACCAGCATCGATGGTAACTTCGCCAGTGCCCTGATCTACCGAGAAGAATCTTCCGATTCTAAAGAATCCGTTTTGGTCAGTGGACGCATGGAACACTCGACCTCGAGTTTTTTCGAGAACGATCCTCTCATCAGGATTAACCTTATTGATCGGTGCTCCGTAGATCTTCTCTGGATAGTTGGTTTCATTATATCCGCCAGTGCCGATGTCTAAGAAATCATGACCTGTGGCCCTACATGTAGAGATATTAACTACGACCTCTGCGGCTTCACCTTTAGACAGGCCTACGTTGATCTCCTGATCGGCTTTTACTGCACTATAGAGACCAGCACCCCCAGCTGGTGAATTTATATTCTGCAGAGGGTTACCGTCGACTCCAATGTCTGAAATCCTTATGATATCATAGCCTTGATCACCGAGGTAGCTATCGGGACCTTTGATTAGTCCGATGATGCGATGTATTTTTCCATCCCAACCAAACAGCATCTGAGCAGTTTCTAATCTCAGTTTTATCAGTCTATTAGCCGTTACAGGTCGTATAGCGATGTAAGTGTCACCTGCGGTATTGCCCAATGTTTTAGATCCAGAGCCGCCTGTGATGTATCCCGATGCTGCCTCGGTCTGTAGATAAGCAGTGGGATGCACATCTATTTCGATGTATTTGTAAGGTTCGTCCGCTTCTAAGATCGCGATATCATAGTTTAATGTCACAGATTCGGTTTGCTGTGCGGCAAACAGAGGCAGAGAGCTGCTATTGACACCATTGGTTAATGCCGAGTTCGTATATACAGCGACAGTGTCAGGATCGTAGCCTGTGACTTTGACATAGTATCTGTTGTCGGTCAGCGGATCGTATTCTATGCTTTTCCAGGAAGTCTGCAAGCCAGTGAGCTTGATGTAATCTCCATCTGCGAATCCATGATTAGCTGAAAGAGTCAATACCAAAGGATTGGTATTACTTGCTGCGATAACATTCAGTGATCGATTTAAAGCATTGCCTAACGGATCTCTCAGATTATAAGCGATGACTCGATACACTGGCGCATTTTCTCTTCCTGTCGCTGGATCAATGTTTGTGTCAGGATCACCGACTAATGTCAGTGCAGTCGATGGTCTAGTTGGGCGTACTTCTAAGACGTTACGGAATTTTAACTGAGAACCATTCCTGATCAAAACCTTTTGGCCGTCAACGAGATCAGCAGCCAAGCCGTTGGTGATTCCTGCAATGTTTGATATAGTTAGGGTAACTCTTAACACGCTGCCTGCCGGATAGGTTACGCCCGGCTCCCCAACACCAGCGGAAGCTTCACTGTAATTCGATACGGGATAGACAGCGATTCCGATGATGCCCCCGTGATCGATCTCAACAAATCCGCTGTCGTAGGGGATGTAATCAAAATTTTCGATCATGAACTCAAATTTTTCAACAACCCCTTCGTTGCTGTAAGAAAATCTCTTGAATACCTTGGCGTACTGTGCGGTATCGTCATTTAAGATCACTTGGTCTGGAACTTCCAAGGGATCTGATCCTTCGGCTATTAGCCCGAAGACACCCTGGCAGCTAGAACCGTTCAGTGATCGTATTTGGGCACCGTTGGACACATAAAAAGCTGCTTGACAGTAGTAGGTGAACACTGACACGGTTTCTACTAGAGCATTGTTCACGCCTACTAGACCATAGCCGAGATCGTTGACCTGGGTAAAGTCGTTGCTCAGCATCGAAGTGTTACCAGCGGTCAACAGTGTTATAATGCTGGGAGGTGCTGATTGCACGGGTGTGCCAGCATCTATGATCAGCGAGAAGGTCGGATACTCATAGTTCTGTTCTCCTATCTGGGGAGCGACACTGGCACCGTTTTCGATGATATCGTTGATCAAAGTTATCAGGGTATCGATGCGCGATCTAGTCAAAGGATCGCCCGATGTCAGCGTTTTATTCTGGGCGATGATTCCTTGGTATGAGGTTGATATAGTGGTATTGGTTATTATATCTTTGGCGATAACTGCTAGATGTAGATATGCTGACTTCGTGTAAGAAACTTGCTCGCTGGGCAATCTCTCTATGACACCATAATGATATTTTCTCGCAGCAAATATAGACTGTGTGTTGCCGCCATATCTAAGATCGAAAGCCAAAGCATCGACGAGATATCCAATGTCTCTGCGGCACTTGACTTCGTTGTAATCCTCGAAGCCTAGACCGTTGGATGTTACTGGAGCACCGATATATGCTGAAACTTCCTCGATGATGAATTGTCTATTGATTTCTAGTATTTCAGCAGCATTATCGTCACCGTTACTTGCAGGGGTGTAATCGTTGATCTTAAACCTACGGCCTGTGACGAAGTACGAAGTTGGCACCTGTGGAGGTCTAGGTATTCCTGTTATTTTAAGAGTTTCAGTGTCAACAACCTCTAAGACTTCAGCGTTCATGTTCCCAGTGAAACCGTCCACAAACTGTCCGCCTGCGAATCTCTGTTTGTTTATGCTGCCAGAAAAACTAGATCCCTGTTGGCAGTAAGGGGACTTTGATAATATCTGTGTTTCTGGATCTAAGACCATCATGAATCCGCCCTGCCCTTGCACAGTTATCTGGCGGACGATGGTAGCATCACCGCAGAGGAAGCAATCTATCTCTTGGTTGTTTTTTGGTGTAGAATTTATATCTGTAGGATCTGATAGGTAATGATATCCATAGTATCCGTCTACTTCGTTGGTCTGTGGATTAGTGTATGGTGTTCCGGCTGTAGCGATGTGCATGCCATCGAACATGGTATCTCTGTAAAACCAAAGGTCGACCCAACGGCTCTGGCTTGCTCTGTTTTTGGGTCGGATTATGCAGCGTCTATATTCATCGCCTAGGATAGAAACGTTGGCTGCCAATCTTATAGGAAAGTCTTCGTAGTAGATACCGCTTTCCACGATCACAGTTACCTGCTGTATCTTGACCGGCTCTGCGAATTCTAGATTTTCACCTTGAACCTGTATGTTTAGAGATCCCGAAGCGGTGGTACCTCCCGGTGCCTGGGCGACTTTGTAGGTAAATGTGTTGGCATTGACCACAGTGTCGACGATGAAAGTGCCGTTGGGAGAGTTAGAAGCCGTGATCGCACCAGAAACGGTTATAGTCTGTCCAGGATATAAACCGTGGCCCGCGCTGGTCACGGTGATCACTGTTCCATCGAAACTCCAAGTAGTAACACCGTTGATATTTTTAGCTACCGCGAAAGTTCCCTTGACGTTTCTAAGATCTAGATAGTCAGTGCTCTGAACTCCAGCGTCGGCGCTGATCTGTGCTGCAGTGCTGACACCATAATAATAGGTTATGAATCCGTGAGCGTTTGACAGCACACCTCTGACCAGTTTTCCAGGTACGATGTCCTGATTGGCTGCAGCACCTTGATCTACCCTAGAGCCGTTGTTGTTAGAAAAGAATATCCTCGTTGATGCGCCATCGTCGGGCTGTAGCACTGAAGCACTGGTTGGTGTATGCACAGCCTTCAGCGTAGAATAGCTGGCACCACTGTTAAATGCTATTAACTGTCTGTAAGGTCCTGGTTCCCACTCAGAGTCTCTTATGATTTCTTCGGCTACTCCGCAGGCCTTGCCCACAGAAGCGAAAGCATAGGCCAGCGATCTACCTTCTCGTCCAGGTGGAGTAAATGGCTGATCATCAGATCCTGATGTAGAAACATAGAGGTTGACCTTGCTGGCAAAGCTGGAGTTGTCCACGTAAAATTTGCTGGCTGCACGTAGGTCCTCGATGCCTGTGGGAGTTCCAGATCCGGAAAGTGGAGGCGGGTGGTCGTTGAGATACAATGGACCAGTCATAGCATCGCCCTGTCGGCGCACTATGTAATTCCTGGTCATGAGCTCATCTGGATTCCAATTACCTAGCAGTAAAGGATTGTAATACTGGCCTTTTATGCTCTGTGTGCCCGTGCCGCCACTCATCACTCTAGCGCCGGTACCGGTGAGAGCGCCCGCGGCGTCGGTATGTAGGCTCAGTGTATTAGCGCCTACAACTCTTAGATAATATGTTTGGTTGTTGACCACGCCTGCCGCTGAAGTACCTGTGCTGGAATAAATCCAAGGATCCCCATCGACGTCAGCGGCGCTCAGTTGGTGATTGGGGATGTTTAAAAATCCTTCTGCGGTATAGGAAACTATGACCCTATATTCAGGTAGTGATCTTTCTTGTATGGTGCTCCTGATATTGCCCGTGATCAAGTCTCCCGCACGATCTACATATCGATCATCAGCATATCCTTTGTTGATAGCGAAACTGTTGATATCGATGCTTTGCTCGTCTGGGTGCGTGATCACGTACTCAGTGAGCAGTCCGTTGTCGGCTGTGGGCACTGAGATGTTGCCTAGGGCGTTACCTTTGGCGCTGAGATGTGTCTGTAATCTTGGTCGACCGTCATCTATGAGTCTAGATATAGGTTCAGAGATCAGCGTGATACTAGTAGAATCGACTTGGAATCTGATCCCGTCACCTTCCACTAGTTCTTTGAAAATTATAGAATCTTCGTTGGAGTTTACTACTAAGAGTTTGTTAGCAGCGCCGTCAAAATTGTCTGGAGTATCACCTAGATCTAAGAAAGAAAGCTCGCCCTCTTTGGTAAAGATAGCATATAGCTCTCTGAAATTTTCGTTGGATTTCCTAAATGATTCTCGTAAACTGTCACCGGTACCGTCGTTGCCCTCTAGACCGATGTCGATAATTTGTCTTGCCATTCCGTAGACTCCGCTGTTTTAAGTATTTATCTTAAGGTTGATCTTGATTTTCCAGGCCATTTTCGAAGCCCGCTAAGATATTTACCAATAAATAATTTTACCCACAAGGAGACACAAAATGGAATTAATCTTAGTTGCTATCGTTGTTGTCGTGGCTGCTTTGATCTATTTTAATAGATCATCGAAAACCCTTGACATCAACAATGATGGGAAAATCGACCTAGCAGATGCTAAAACTGCGGTCGACAACGCAGTAAGCGGAGTCCAAACTGCTGCTGATCTAAACAAAGACGGTAAAGTAGACGCTGCTGATGTCAAAGTCGCGGCTACCAAGGCTAAAGCCGGTGCTAAAAAAGCAGCGGTCAAAGCTAAAACCGCAGTTAAGAAAGCAACAACTCGCGGTCGTAAACCAAAGGCGTGATCGAGGATTTGGCCTGTTCGTAGAGTGCGAAACTGGCCAAGTTCTTAGCCTTTGACTCACACATGATATCTGTGTGATCCCAGAAGCTCAGGGCCCATTCGTTAGACTTGCTGTTCCAGTAAAAGTCTGAATGCGCTCTGAGTTTTCCTTTCTTATACCCCGAATCTAACAATCGAGGTAAGTCGGGCAAGGTATCTTTATGATGATCAGTGAGTAGATCCTCGCGGCTCACGGAATAATGTATAACAGGTCTTACACCCCGCCAAGAATCAACTATACGGTTAAATCTATCGTCGGTAGGTTGAATGTATTCTCCACTATGGATCCAGTGATGGTGTAAATCAAGTACGAGAGCGCAGTGTTCGACGAGCTCGATGCTGGCATCGATGCCCCAGCTGATTTCGTCGTTTTCGATGGTAATGGTGTTTCGGGCTTCGGGAGAAAGACGTCCGAGTACATCTTTGATACCCTGCGGACCTTTGCGGCCTGCGATATGTACGTTGATCTTGAAGTCTTGAAACTGTCTGCCGTATCCCATCCAGCGGGCCATATCCACATGATATTCGAACTCCTCTATGCTTCTATTTACGATATCCGGATTCTCGCTGGCCAGCACAGTGAACTGCCCGGGATGGAAACTGAGACGTACATCTCTATCTCTGGCCACTCTACCTACTTCGGCAAATGCTCGTTCTGCGTGTGCTTGGACATCGGGCAACTGCCAAAAATAGCGCCAGGTAGATTCTGTGTAAACAGGTAAGATATCGCTGCCGAGACGTACCATCCTAAGATGTCGATCCTGCTCACCTACCTTGGTTACTAGTTTGCGAACAGATTCGATGTTCTGCTCCATCAGAGACCAAAGTTTTTGTTCAGCGATATCTCTAGTCTGTCTGTTTAGCCAGGCCACTGTGGTAGATCCTGTATTGTATTTCTTACAGTCGTCTTTGGGTTTGATACCATCTACTTGCCCGGGATGATCGATCCATTTGCAAGCGAAACCAATTCGTTTGATATTGTCCATAGATGTATTATAGCATATATAAAGCTATGGGTCAATCTTTAAGGATATCTTTGTTTGAGCAGTATGGAGCCATAGGCAGCCAGCCAGTGTTCGATGCTTTTAAGAAAGGCCTGTCGAAAAACGGTGCGATTATCCAAAGCAACATCATGGACGCAGACATCGCTGTGATTTGGTCTGTGCTTTGGCGCGGAAAGATGTCCCAAAATAAACTAATATGGGATAGATTCCGGAAAGCGAGCAAGCCCGTGATAGTGCTGGAATCTGGAACTTTGAACAGGGGAAAATTGTTTAGAGTGGGCTTAAATGGTATCAATCTAGGCTGCTACGACTATATCACCGAAAGGAATCCTTGTCGTCCGGAACAGCTAGGCCTGAAAATGCTGGATTGGTCTGAGATTGGAGACCATATACTGCTCTGCACACAGCATCATACCAGCCAGCAATGGGCCGACAGAGAAGATCTCCGCAGCTACATCGAAAACACGATCACAGATATTAGGAAATTTTCGGACAGGAAAATAGTGCTAAGATCCCACCCTCGGAATCGTATTTCGAACGACATAGTCAGTAGGTTTAAAAACGTCGTCCATTCTCCGGCTAAGGCCGTAAACGAATCTGACGATTTCTATCAAGCTCTCGAAAACACATTCGTAACAGTGAACTATTCTAGCAGCCCAGGCGTCGAATCGATAATAAGAGGAACTCCTGCTGTAGTCGGCCCTAAAAGTCTAGCACGCCCAATGAGTTCAGAATTCGAAGAAATAGAGTCACCTCGGCGACCAGATAGAAATCAATGGTTCAGAGATATCTGCCATACTGAATGGTCTCTGAAAGAGCTCGAAGAAGGTTCGATTCAGCGCCAGTTATTGACTATGATCGGATCTTCGACTTGATGTGGTTGTGGATGGCCGTGGAAGGCCAGTATCATAGTCTCCGAATCTAGGTCTACGTTTTTCTTTTCTTTGAACCTAGCGTTTTCACCGAATCCTGATATCTCTTGTTTTTTTCTTACTTCCCATTTGTAGCTCATTATCCATTTCTCGGGATAGAATTCTAGTTCTTTTTGGTACAGGCTAAAGATCCAATCTTGGTCCCCTCTGAATTTAGTCATAACGCTGGGAGTAAGCTTTTCCCATATATCAGAATAAGCGCCACTGGGCCAGCGCATTACCGCAGAGCCTAGCCGGTTTTTCCTGCCCCATGCCCTACCTGGATCCTCGAGCCCTATGAATTTTCCCGGTCGATGATTGAATATCTTGTCTATATTTTTCACTATGACCATGTCGAGATCTATGAATAGATTAATATCATCTCGGGAGAAATGATCTCGTTTAAATGTATAAGGCTTCCACCACCAACCTTTGTAGCCCCCGTCAACGGGCAAGTCGATGACATCGATTTTTTCGTTTAAGCCGTTGGTGTTTTCAGTGAAGCAGACAAATCTATGAGGCAGAGTTAAATGTCTCTCTACCATGCTATAGAGATTGTTTACATATTCTGGCCCGTATTTTTTTCCGTGTTTAAGGCAGAGTACATTGATCATTACCAGTGCCTGATTACATTAGCGATGATGAAGAAACAGGTAACGACATGTATGACCACCCAGAAAGTTTTTAGGAACAAAGCCACCCGGGCTTCTCGAACAGTGAGGATGGGCACATCCGGACGATCGTCGTCTGTGTGCCCCATAAGGTGCCCTGTGGCCCGTGCCCATATCTTTTCTAGACTGTTCATGCTTCGTAGATCGCGGAGTTACCTTCGTGCTCGAACACTTCTGCTGAACGCAGTCTCACACCTTGTCCTACAGGGTAACGTGCTTCGAACACACGACCGTCCGGATGTGTCCAACCTCTGCCTTGTTGATAAGCTTCTAGGATTTCAGCCATCGTTCGATACGCCAGTTCTGCGAATTTTTCACAGCCCACGGCTTCTACGATTCGCAGATCGCAGACGCCGCCTTGGTCTTGTAGACCTAATGCCGCCATGTTTTTAAACATTCCTAAATGAGGATCATCTTCTGCAACTATAAAGGTGTGATCAAACTGCCATTCGCTCCAGTCTTTGAATGCCTTTAATCCACCGAAGTCCATAACCCAATTGCGATCATCAAGGGTAGTAGACTCAAATACAAGACGAATGCCAATGCTATAACCATGCAATAGGCTGCAATGACTGTGAGTGCTACGCCATTGACGGAAGCAGCATGAAAGACCTCGGTCATTGCCATATGTTTTTGTTGATACGTAATTTGCCATCTCTAGTCTCCTTTAATAAATGAGCAAGTTTGATGACATGCAGAATATTTAAAGTGGGATGAATGCCATGGGAGTCCACTAACATTATTCTAGCGTCGACCGTTGAAAACATCAAGAGATTCGAAAAAAACATTTGCCAATTTCCAACTTTCCGGAATGATCCAATCTGATCGATTATAGAACGTAAAGTACTTATCTTCGTTGTCCTTGATGATCGTAGATATCTGATATATCCATGCCTGTGGATTCGGTGGATCTAATGTAGACGGAGAATAACCCTGCGTGTCTTTGTAGATGTTGCCCGAATAGAGATCAAAGCCAACGACGTCTATTTTTTTGGATACGGTAGCGGCTATCAGTAAAGCATAACAACCAGAACTCCAAAATCGACTATGTGCTTTTGGATCTTGATTCTGTACTTCGGGTAAAGGTGCTAACCTCGAGTCTTTGAAAAACCGGATCCATTCTTTTTTGGTGTGGATCATAGACTGAGCGGTGTTAGGAGATTTTAAGCATTCGTCTAGGATCGTCGGATCTATACAGACGAAGTCGCTTAGACTGTGATCTCTGAACACAGCATTACAGCCGATCGTGTTGAAAGGTAGATCTAAACCTCGCCGGCTTTCACCGTTGCCCGCTACCAGCATTGTTGATCTTTATCTTTTTTATTTCTTCTAGAATGATCACGAAATTTTCGTCGGCTTTTTTTAAGGTCTCGGTTAGTTTCATGATAGTAACTACAGCCCAGATCCACCATACTATTGAACTTATTCCGAACACACCGATAGAGACCCAAAACAAGAAATTATAATGCAGGGCATCAAAAATATGTAAAACCACAACGAACAGGATCAGCAACAGAGGGGAACCTATGCTGTATAGGTTCCATAATTTGGCCTGGTACTGGATTTGGTCGAGATCTTTTTGGTCCATAGCAACATATTTATTGGACCTTTAGCAAGATTGTCTGTTCATTTAATCTGCCGTTCATCTTTGACTCTACTGAATTGATATCTTCCAAGAACTTCCTGAGTTGTACTTTACCTGCGGCCTTGAACTCTTTGATCTTTTCCTCGGGCTTCCTAAGGGTTTTCTGTGTGCTACGATTCCCATCGAAGTTGATGATCGATGCGCCCTTGACACCTAGCTCTTGATATTCAGCGGATACATACTTGCCTAATTTTCTCGTCTTGACATTATAGATCCAAAGTTCCTTGGCACCGATGATATCTGTGGGATTGATGGATACCAGTTTCAGAGGTTCGTGCGTTTTAAGATATTTGATCTTAGCCACTACCTTTTCTTTAGGCTGTGCTTTCTTAGCCCTGGGTTTACGATTGACTTTCTGCTCTTGGGCCAACATATCGCAGGCAGATTCGATCTCTTTATAAAACTCGATCAGCTTTTTGACATGCTTCCTTGGAAGATGGCTGTAACCTTCCTTAAGCTGTTCGTCTGCGCCTCCTGATGCTAGTTCTTCTAATTCGGCCAGCTCAAACTCGTAGAATCCCTTGATGATCCTTGAATGTGCGGCTTTGGCCTGTTTGCCCTTGAGGAGATTAAGAACCTTAAACTGTTTTGGATCAAACGCTTCTGGATCACTGCGGAAGTTTTCTAAGGCATCTTCGATGTCCTCGACCATACGTGCTGCCGCTTCTTTCATCCTATCTTGGATGGATATCACGGGAGCTGACACAGTCTTTTCAGTGTCGGGTTCGGGTTCGAAGTCGTCTTTACCAGCTTCGAGGATGCCAGCGATTTCTTTCTTTAGCCATTCGCTGGTATCTCGTCCTTGATTGAACCCATCTCGTTGAGCAGTCATTCCCCGATTGAGATTGGCAGCGATGGATCCTACGGTACTAGAACAGCGGTTGTCTTTGGTATCTTTGAAACCCTTTATCTGTTCGTTGGTATAGTCATTGTCGCTCATCCAACGCAGAACTTCGGGTTTGAGATCTTTGGCCGATTTTTCTAATCTGTAATAGTCCATAGAATCTTTAAAGAATTTATGGAACTGATCATCGCTCCAAGTTTCGCAGCCCGTCCAATTAGGCGCGGTATCTTTGGCTTTCTTTATCGCATGATTTTGGATCCGCCGTTTAGTTTTCGTAGCCATTTCTGCTCCTAGTTAACTGTATATTATAATTATATGCTCAAAAAGCCGAGATGTCAACCCCGCTCCAGTGCAGTATAAACCAGTCCAAATCACGTTTGGACGCGAAGTAGAACTGCATGAAGCTCATCCTGCGGACTCGTTTTGGGTAGAGCCAAGTCTTGAAATTATCGTGACACCATTTCTGTATGCTCTGATAAGTGGCTTCGTTGAAGGGTTCTTCGAACCCGTAGAGCAGAGATCCTTCGTCGGGATCTAGATAAAATATCTCAACGGTCCAGTACTGTCCTCGACGATCTACCCGAAATTCTGGTTTCATCCTATGGTAAAATTTATAGACCTAATATTCTCAAACTTAAAACTACGCCAAGCAGAAAGGTCTGTGTCCCAAACCGTGCATAGAGTATCCGAAATTTTTGGATTTTCTACTTTTGGTGCGATGTCTTCTTTGAGAGTGCAGTTCATATCTCTGATAGCACCATCTGCTTTGGTAAACGAAACTGATACTGGAGAATGCATCTTCAGCACTCCTAGCAACCACTCTCGGAACATCTTTCGTTCTTCTTCGTTGGCGGTCTTGTACCAATCTCCTTTAAAGTCGACTAGGTCGCTGACTTCTTTGATCTGATCTATGTTTTCCATTATTCTCTCCGTTCGATGATTTTGTCTACCAGACCATAGGCTAGAGCAGCGTCTGCGCTCATGAAGGTATCTCGATCCATATCTCTCTCGAAATCCCCATAGGTCTTGCCCGCGGTGTTGTGTTTGACATATAGCTCAGTGAGTCGACGTTTCCAAAACATGATCTCGTTGTAGCTGATTTCGATGTCAGAGGCCATACCTCGAGCACCTCCACTGGGTTGGTGTATCATGTGCCTGGCATTGGGCAACATCCAACGTTTCCCAGGGGCTCCAGCCTGTGCTAGGAAACTGCCCATAGAACAGGCCTGTCCCATGACGATGGTGCAGACATCTGGTCCAATAAACTGCATGGTGTCGTAGATGGCCATGCCTGAGGTTATGATACCCCCGGGACTGTTGATGTAAAGATAGATATCTTTTTCAGAGCTTTCTGATTCTAAGAACAATAATTGGCTGACCAATAAGCTGGCGCTGTGTTCTTCTACGGCACCGTCTAGCATGACTACCCGATCTTTTAACAGCCTCGAATAGATATCGTAGGCACGTTCGCCTTTGTTGGTTGATTCTACTACTACTGGTACTAGATTTGGCATTATCTACCTTCCTTGTAAGTGTATCCTTTTGGCCCCTGTGAAACGAAACTTTTACCTGCGAGCTTGCCTTCGTAGATCTTTCCGTTCCATGGCATGGTTAATTTGATGCTTTTATTTAAACTGACGATCAGCATCTTTTCTTCTCTGAAATCTAGTACATCTGCGTCTACGACTCGATCGTTGTCCTCACAGGTCACTTTACAGACTTCCTCAAATCTGGTTTTCATTTTCGTCCTTTATGATGTTTAGGATTAATTCGTAGTTATCCTTGGCTTTTTTCAGTGCCGGATATCGCTGGCAGAACTCTTCTGTGCGCTGTTCCTCGCGCATCTTTTTAACGGCCCAATCTATGGCAGCCTCGGCCTCGTCAGTGAGCCCCACGACCGGCGTAGAATCAGGAAATTTCATCCAGATATTTCCATCATTGACTTCGATCTGGCAGGTGTTAGGATTGTATCTAAGCATGCCCGCACCCGAAGAACCAGGGCTGATATTAGGTCTAGAACCGAGATGCCCGCCATGTATGTAGGTGTATTTTCCTTTGGAGGATAGTGCATCGATCATTAAAAATCATCCTTTACTGTTTTAATATCTGTAGACAACCCGGCCAGCATTTTATATTTTTCCCAGGCCTTGACCGTAGCAGGGTTTTTTGCGATTTCCTCTCGTGGAGCAAATGTATCTAGCCAAGCATAACTTAATCGCGGTGGATGGGCACCAAACTGGCGAGGTTGGTGTAACTTTCCGTCTTTTTTTAGGCCCACGCAGATATTCCGAACCTTGGGTTCATCTTCGTCGGGTATGCCGTACCATTCTGGATTGCTCCAACCAGATCGGCTGCGATAACCATTCCAGATGTTCGACCATTGCTGATCATTTTCCGGATCGAAATCTGTTCGGGCTATAACTACTAAGATGTCCTGTGTATCAATTTTGCCTTCGTAGATATCAAGAACGCATCGGCTAAGACTCAGACCTATCTTCATTAGTCCCACCTCCTGTGTTTTTCAGCGACCCACTCGCGACCATCGTATTCGCCGATCTGCCAATCTACATCTCCGGGGATTTCCACGATCTTTAACTTGGCATATTCGCTGTTAGCGTCTTCGCCCATTTCTCTCACGATCTGTACCAAATAGGCGTCATCTCTGGGGATGTCGTACTGACTGAAATCTTCATCGTCTATACCTGCCATAGATTTATAGCGGTCCCAAGCTTCGTCAGACAGTCCGAAACCGCCCCAATCAGTGTTTATCACTATATGCCTAATACCCTTGATCTGTTCGAACAGCTCTTTTTTGTTCATACTTCGAAGACCTTCGCGGGATCCCAACCGGTGTTCTCTTTGAATTTGTCGCTGTCGTAGCCGCGAGGATTGCAGACTACCCTAGTGTCTCCGATCATGTAGTCGAAAGCCCAGTGAGTATGACCATGCACCCAGAGCTTGATCTTGGGGCGATCTAGGATGAAATCTTCTAATCGATTGTGATAAGCACCATTCATTAGGTGCTCGTCTCGATAGTGTTCGGCGATGCTGGTATGGCTGGGTGTATGATGCCCTACCACGACGATCTTTTGATCTTCTGCGGCACCGTCGATGACTATACGGAAATATTGCTTGGTGCGCTCGTGTCTTTCTACGGTATCTATGGGACGTATCGCGGTATAGCCCTTGCGATCGTTTTTGATAGCCCTGTAATCGTTCATACGATCATTGCAGTGCATGACGGTCAATGGATCTCCTTTGTTCATGTCGGTCCAAAGAGTGCCGCCCACGAACATGACATCGTCGATGAGTTTGGTTTCATCTTCTAAGAAATAGACATTGCCGTAGTTATTAGCACACCATGATCTCAGAGCATCCACGGTCCCGTAGAAATGTCCGCCTCCGTAGAATTCGTGATTGCCAGCGACATAGACCACGTGGGGAAATTGGAAGCTGACTCGGCTCAGGAAATCACGGAACTTCTGCCCAGTTTCGCTGTTGTGACGAAATAATTTGTCCGCTACTAGGACATCTCCAGCCAAGATTAAGACATCAGTGTCTCCCTGATTCTTGATGTTTACGTCCGAAAACTCTAGGTGTAGGTCTGAAACTATCTGTATCTTCATCTGATTATTGTACTGGTTTATTGCTTGGATGTCAAGCAGTGTCGCCCCATTTGAGCAGGTAAAAGGTCAGGGCGGGGCCTTGTAGTTTGGCACGTATACAATATTGATAGCCCATAGATGCATGATCGATCATCCTATGCCAACTGGGAGTTTCCACAGCGTTCTCCATGACCCATTTTCCTTTTTCGCTTTCCTGCCATTTTAGCAACGGTTCTGCGGCATAGAGATCTGGATCTTCGACGTCTCCTAGCCTAAACTCATGTACGGTGATAGTCCTCGTTTCTTCTATGCGGCCGTTGACGATCTTATGTGTCATCTGAACCAATCTAAGATCTTTTCCCAAACGGATTTATTTTTTTCCTTTTCTATCTCTTGTTGTATCTCGTATTCGATTTCTGCGAAGTGTCGATGTATCATGGATTTGGCTAGGTTGTATCTTTCTACTTTATCTCGGGCACCCATGACGATGACCACGAATCTCCGTCCGTCTCGTTCCAGGATCATGGCTACGTTCCAACCTGCGGCACTGGTAAATCCCGTCTTGGAAAATTTGATTTCGTCGAAGTCTGCGATCAGCATCTTATTGGTGTTATCTAACAGCACCTTATACTTTTTATTCTTGACCTCTACTTGAGATAAGACACTGGTATCTGCGATGATAGGTTGTAGAGCAGCTACTTTGACTAAGATGATCAATTCTCCGATTTTAGCTATGTTTCCTGCGCTGAGTCCCGAGGGATCTACGAACTTAGTGAATTCCATGCCCAAGGATCGAGCTTTGGCATTCATGGCACGGATGAAAGCTTTCCTTCCTCCGGGGTAATCTTCGGCCAGTATCTCTGCGGCTTTGTTATCACTGCGCACCAGCATGGCAGCAAATAGATCCCCACGGGTCGTGATGCCCGGTGGGATCTTAGATCCTGCACCAACTTTGATTGGTTGGCTGAGATCGCTGTTGTGTTCCAAGGCCACTATGGCTGTCATCACTTTGGTCAGACTGGCTATGGACCTCGGTATGTTGCATTCTCGGCATTCTACGATGTCGTCTTTGCTTTGATCGTAGATCATCGTGCTGGGTAATTTAGCTTGGACCGAGGCCGAGATGAACAGCAGAGAGATAGCTAGATACTTCATTCTAGATCTTTTCACCGACTTCGAATCCTCGGAAGCGTAGGAACCTCGGAAATCTAAGGCTGTATGATCCATCTTGATTTTGGGTGACAGCATCTGCTCTCACTTCTACAAGTTGACCAACAAGTAGATCACGGTTGCTCCAAAACTGATCTCTATCACTGTCGCTGAAGCCACTACCAACATTGACGGTAATTTGCTTCCCGTCGTCTTGTCCGGAGCAAACCAGGGCGCCCAGTCGTCCAACATTACGTCCCGTGCCTTCTTCCACATCATCGACTCCTAGTGTGACTTCGATAACCGGTTTTAATTTCAACCATGACGTTGTCCTTTTACATTCGTAGGGAGCATCAAGGTCTTTAAGCACCAGACCCTCATATCCATTTTCTATAGCACTCTTGTTGTACATCCTAAAAAGATTCTGTCCTTCGTCGGTGTCTAGATTTACGATGGCATGATCTAGGCAGCTGACACTGGCCATAGATTTTTTCAACTTAGTTTCGTACCACCCGTTCAGCCAGGCCGAACGATCTTTCTGGGTCGTTCCACAATACCCTGTTTCGAAGTCTCGAAGAGGTAGTGCGTCGAAGAGATAGAGCACAGCATCAGAGGCATCTACATCATATTTACGATGCACAGAACGCATGAGATCCTGGAAGCTGGAGCTCATCACTTCCCCATCGAGGACCATAGGTTCACTAAAGGTACTGGCATTTTCGGCCAACTGGTTTTTGATATGCTCGAAGTTTACCAATTCTTTGCCATTGCGACTGAACTGATCTACTCGTCCTTCAGGATAGACTATAGTGATCACACGCACGCCATCTAATTTTACTTCCAGTCGTTTTTTACCCACAGTCTTTGATTCGTGATTGTTGCTGTCGTGTGCCAGCTGACAACCGAAGATAGGCACCATATATTCGGGCCAGCGCTTGGCCACTGCTTTGTTCACGCTCTTATCTCCAAACCCTGCCCGCATGTCTTTGATCAAAATTCTTCGGTACCAATGCTGCCATTGGTCGCGAGTAGCAGACTTCATCATGGTCTGTACCATATCTCTGGCTGTGTTGCCAGTGACCTGTCGATTAACGAATCCTGTAACTGCTAGAGAGAAACTGTCCCAAGACATGCCAGGGCCATCTTCATCAGACTTTTCTGGGATCTGTTTGAGACCAAAGGTGATCATGGGGTCGAGAGCCAGGCGCAGTCCTTGGAAGAGTTCACTGTTGCCAGCTTCTGCTTCTCGTAACAAGATGGCTTCTTTGGCCAATCGGCTGTTATCAGATTCCAGTTCTTTGATTACTTCCCAAGGCTTATTCATCTGTGATCACCATAGTTTCTAATACTTTGACATAATTGAGCTGTGTTTCTGGAGTTTTGGTGTTATAGTTGACTCCATGCCTTTTCACTCGGCCTTTGATCCGCTGTGTCTGGCCCGCTTCCCCTAGAGATATTTTATTGAGAAAACCTACCAAATGATTGGTATCAGTGATGGCTTCGTGCGCAAAACAGTTTAGATTGGGCACGTACCTAGCGGATAGGTACCTGATAGTCACGGTGATCGGCTGTCCTTCCTGTCCGAGATGTTCCTTTACTGTGTCTTTGATCTGCGATTTGACCTCTTTGGCTGTCTGCTCTCTTTGATAACTCTGTGGTATGCTGGCCAGCACTCCGAGATCTGAGAACGCTACCCGTTCACTCTGCGACACGGAAAACACTTTCCTTAGATAATCAACGATGTTGTCCCCGATGATACCAAAGGATAATCTGCGATAGTATTTCACGATGGCTTCGGCAGATTCTCTGTCCTGCTCAGTGGGAGAAAAATCTAAGAGATAATTTTTTGGAGATAATTCAGGATAAAGGGCATAGGTCAACATGTCCTTGTTGGTATAGGCAGTGCCTTCGCCGTCTTTGTAGGTATAGGTATTGCTGTAACCTTTGATACGGAATATGGCACAGGCCACGGCGAGACTGTGTTTAGTGTCTGTGTATCGCTCTGATTTACCCACTGCCGCCCCTTAGGTTTCTTGATTGATGAGTATTTGTTTTCCCATTTCGAACATTCCAACACCACCGATCATGTCTTTGATGCAGGCATGTATCTGGACATCACCTTCATTATCGATGCTGGCTGCCACGAACTCCTGTATCTCACCATTTTCGACGCGATCGCGGATCGCAGCCAAAATCTCTAGCAGTTCGGCCTTGCGTTTTTTGCTGGTCTTATCTTCGATGCTGACTACTTTCATTCCAGGCTCCTGTTATAATATAGACTAGTATAACAGGAGCCTGTGCAGTTTGTCAACGATTACTTGCGTTTTTTGAGTACTCTACGAGCAGTAGCTCGGATTGAACGGGGATGATGTGCTCGCCATTTTGCCATTTTATTTCTCCTTTCATGATATTTAGTTTATATAATTGTTAATCTGTTTTAATTTTAGATTTCTTATAGTCTTCGTTTAAGATAGTTTTGTCCGAATTACAATTTAAACATAGAGACCGAATATTTCCTTCAGAATCGTCGCCGCCGTCTGCTTGTCTAATTTGATGGTCGCCAATAACACGATTGCGGCACAATCTATTAAACAATATAGGGTCTTCTAATGTGGGATACTTCAGTCTAACTTGTTCCGATACATCTACCCCACAATCGTCGCATACCCATTTACGATGTAGAGTATGTAGTCGATTAATTTTACCTGCTCCACCGTATTCAACAAGTTTAAGTTGGTGTTCACGACAGAGAACTTCTGACCCAGGACCTTGCATATGGGTTAGAGGTTTACCACAGCTCGGAACGTTACAGGTCTTGCCCTGTTCTTTTTTCATTTGGGCTAGAGATTTAGTTTGATCCCAAATCATGTCTCGCATTAGAACAGATCCTTCGCATCGGGATAGAATTCACTTTTAGAATCTGACCTTGGTACTGCATGCCCAAAACTCTTGCTCAATTGTGCGATAAAGAATGGAAATCCATGTACTGGTTCTTTATTAAATCTAGGACTGCTAATACCATTCGAGTTGATGAAATGCCAGTTAGCATAGGCCAAGCCGGCTTTGACCCAAAATGCACCCATAGGGCTAAAGTCACAGTCGAATAATTGCTGATTTACATTATAGAGGTCAGCGATATATATAGAATTTACATCGACACCAGCTAACCTGCATCGGTCAAAGAAATGTGCCATCATGACCATTTCCTTCTCTTCTACCGGCCGAGCCAACTGAGTTGACAATGACAGATATTCACAGAGCCAACCTACTGATTCTGCATTGAGCTTGTTGATTTCTTGTAAACGACTGATAGCACCTGGCTGATCATCGTCACCGAATTTTTTAGCGGTTACGAACAGCCCAAATTTTTCAATCTGTTGCTGCTTGAGCTCAGCTTCTATCCACAACGGATTAGTGCTACCATCGACCCTAACACCAAACACCTGCTGTTCAAATATATCAATCAAATCCAGTTGTTTCTTTCCTTCCTTAGAGTTGAGGCTGATAAAGTTACTCCGCATCTCTGCCTTCAATGAACTCTGGTATAAGTTCACAGGAACTAGAACTTCGTCCGGATTCTCACCCATGATTTGAGTAGCGATCAGCCACAACAAAATAAGTGTGTGTTGACCGTCCCAACCTAGATACTCGTCAACACAGGGATCTGGCCGGTATACTTGTATAGGTACAACCATAGTAGCTAAAAAATGGTTGAGAATTTTCAATACCCAAAAAATATCTAATTGCCTTTGCATAGTACCGTCAATCTTGATAGAATTCATCGGTACTGATTTGGCTTCTGCTAGAGGCAGGTGTTCCCATTTGGTTATATTGGGATTTCGTCTACGAAATTCGGCTATCGCTGCGGATAATGCATTATCTACAACAGCCTGCATACTAGGGGTCATTGCATTGTAAGTTTCGGACCATCGCTGTTGTATGGTTTTAATGTTACTTTGAGTATTCGAAAAACGAGAATTTTTCGTATGAGCGTAAGAGGACATGCCAAATACGCCGTTGGTCTGTAATTGTAGCATTTTGGTTCCTTTCCAGTTTTGCTAAAAATTTACGCACAACGTATGCGTTTCTCTATAGTATATTAGAATAGATTGTTTGTCAACCTTAAAGGCGGTAAGTGATTCTACCTTTTGTGAGATCGTAGACCGACATCTCTATCCGAACTGAATCGCCTAGGATGATCTTGATCTTGTTTTGGCGTAGACGTCCGTTGGTATAACAGATTATTTCGTTTCCAGTTTCTATCTTTACCCGAAACATATTATTTGGCAAGACTTCGGTGACTGCACCCTGCATCTCTAAGAGGTCGTCGCGTTTGCTCATGCTTTTTTGATGACTATCGATCCTTGATTGGCTTCGATGTGTAGAGCGTCTCCAGGTTGCCATCCCAGGTGTTCACAGACTTCCGGCGGAATGGTAAACAGGACATTGTCCGGATCTTCGGGAATATCCTGGAAGAGTTCTTCTACGAGGTAGATATTTTTAATCATTGGTTTATATTAACAAAATCCAAAGTATTTGTCAAGACCTTCTTATCCGAACTCGGGGATATTTTACGGAAGAACTAGCCCGTAATGAATAGTTGACTTTTGGATAGATGTTTCCAACGACGTCGCGTTCTTTGTAATAGAACAGATATCTGTTAGCAGATCCTTGTAAGGAAGTGAAATCAGTGTAAGACCCGCCAGTGTCTGTGACCTGAGACTGTTTGCTATAGGCAAATATATAGTCTCGGCACTGCGATTGTGTCATGCTAGGATAGGTTTCCAAGGCACAGGCTAATACTCCGCAGACCTGTGGGCTGGCCATGCTGGTTCCTTGATACTTTCCGTTGACATAAGAAGAGTTTCTAGGATCCTGTACGCTGCCGGTATGTAGGCTGCTCATGATCCACTGCCCAGGAGCATATATATCGACTCGAGGTCCGCAGTTACTGAAAGAAGCTTTGGTCTCGTTGGCCAGCGCACCGACTGCGCCTACGCAGATTACATTGCTGGCAGAAGTCGGACTACCACCTTCGTGATAATATATTCCAAAATTAGAAATGCCGTCGCTCCAAACTACTAGATTATCAAAATCTATGCCACCATTGATGTCCATTTTCATGTAGCTGTTTCCGGCTGCTCCGACTTGTATGACACCATCATCTATGGCATCTTGCATGTCTGCATCAAACGCTGGATATCTCGCCGGTGCAGTAAACACAGTGATACCATTCGATACGAAAGTATAGACACCGTAGGACCGTAGCTCAGCTTCAGTGAACGGGCCAGCTGTATAAACTCCTTGGAAAAATATTCCAGTGACTCCGCTGATAGGAAATGTATAGAAATATCCCCAGCTGTGATTGCAGATAGTAGGATTCCTTCTTCCCGTAGAGGGATTTACAGGCTTATTGTTATGGAACTCTCTTACGTAATCCATTATTAATAAATCATCTACGCTGTTGATATCAGTGCTGTATGGATTGATATTATAGATATTGGCCTGTCTGGCCCAACCTTGTGTGTTTCCGGCTACAGTGCCCGCGACGTGTTGTCCGTGATTGTTGTCGTCTGTGCGATCGGGGTCACTGCCATCTATATACGGGGTATAGATATAGTTGCCAGCTGCCGTTCCCGAGACAGCGGGATTGTGCTGGAACCAATTATACTGAACGACTCTGGTCCCGCCAGTACCATCGGCGTTGACAGCGAATTCAGGATGGGCAGGATCTATCATTCCGTCAACTATGACCACATCGACGTTTTTTCCCTGAGTCGGGAGAGCCACGGTTCCTGATTGATTAGCGGTACCGTTGGAGCCCCAATTGGTCCTTTGTTGACCTTCTACGCATCTCAGCAGGCCCCAGTTCTTGTCTAGGCTGCTTGCTGTGCTTGCTTTATCCCAGTCGTCAGACGTTTGTGTATAGGAAGGTTTCCTTTCTATACCCTGTTGTTCGGGACGTACTTCGACGGCTGCCACTCTAGGATCAGCCCTGAGATTGCTGGCTTCTTCATCTGTGAGATAATAATGTGTGTTACGACTCGATGGTCTTCGTACAGCTATGTCTACTCTGCGATCTGGTATGCATAGATCACCACCAGGAGTTTCCATGTCCTCATAGAACTGCTCGAGATCTTCTCTGCGATGTAGAGTGACGATATATTCTTTGGTTTCAGACATGCTCAGTCTTCTAGCTTGATCAATGTCAGTGTTACTTGTATAGTAGCTAACCCTGTGCCTTTGTTGGTAACTGCTACAGGAATCACATTAGTGCCAGCTGCTTCGTTGTTAAAACCTATCACCGAAGGAGTCATCAGTACGGTTTGTTCTCCTGGACCTGTGGTTATGACTTCAGCTATAACGCCAGCACCTGGAGCAGGATCTTGATTTTCAGTGCGAGATGCATCAGCGGTCCTTGCTGCCTGATCTGAATAGATCCTTACCCATGAGGGCAGCTCAGTGGTGATTTTTAGTATCGCGTAAGATTTAAATCCAGTGATACTTATATTTCCAGTTTGGTTTTGAAATAAAGGACCTGTGGTCGCTGATACAGTGACACGGGAAGGTTGCTGTCCTAATAGATTTCCGGAATCAGTGAGGTCACTGATGTCTGCTGGGATAGTTGGCTTGTCAGTGAGATCGTTGTAGCTACCAGATTCTGCCACAGTAGATAGCTCGACCCAACTTAGACTGCTGCCATCATATTTGAGAAAACCGGGTCTGATAATTATTGCCGGGACATCTAAGTCGAAAATACTGGTAGGTACCTCGGGTCTTCCTAGAACGTTTTCCCAGGTAGTAGCAGCGATAGATTCACCGTTCACTGAAAGATTTCCTTGGCTGTCCACACTGATTTCTGAGTTGCCCAGATAGATAGTGTTACCGCTGACATATAAGCTGCGCCACTTTTTGTCTATGCTGCCAAGATCTCTGATATCGTCCTGGTCGGGCACGATGTTTTGGCTGATCGAACCGAGGTCGCCCTCTTCGCTGAACGTGTATAGTTCTTCGATCATGTCGTTGATCTTGGTCAGAGACGTCGATAAAGGTTCTTTGCTGGTGTTGAAATTACCTAGACTAAGCGGTACGAAAGCCATAGCTGCTCCTTGTTTTACAATATTTATCGGAACTATGGCCAAAAAAATAGGGGCCTAAGCCCCTATTTTAATCTTTGCATGGACTGATCGTCCAGCCCAAGCGATCCAAATCACTCTCGATCTCATCAGTGACTGTGCCCTCACTGACATAGCCCTTGGTATTATCTTCATCGCCATTACCTAAACCCCCGCCGATGCCAGAACAATACCAGTTGATGTAATCACCTTTTTCCTGCATGTCTGCGATGATGCCACCTGCGTATCTCCAAGAACAGCCCCACTTTTGTTCTTTTAGAGTGGGCCACACGGCCTTGTTCTGCCATTTTGTGTTGCACAGTGCCGCATAGAGATTCTGTGCGTAGCTGTCGCTACCTCGTACTTTTTCTAGGATCCAGTCTGTGGTTAGAAGATCATACTCGAGATTGTTTTCTCTGTCCTTGGGATCATCGAACTTGTGTTTTTGATCTTCCAAGATCTTAGAAAACATGTCTAGATAATCTTGGTTGGGTGACTCACCCGTTTCTTCACAGCGTTTGACATAACCCTGTTTTTGGAAGGTATGTCGGTCTGGGCTAGAGGACGGCTTATTCATCGTCCACAGCATAAACTCGGTATTCACAGCTCTTACCGGTAGTAGAGTACCCCCCGGTATCGTCTAGTTCTTGGCTCATGTAGCTGACGCCAGTGACCAAGGTCCAACCTTCGATATCGTTGACTCGGAAGTTGAGCTTGGCAGGATCGAATTTGTAGTCTTCTACTTCGTAGGTCTGGAACGTGCCTTTTTCGAAGTTCTGTCCAAAGAAATAATGCTTGGCATCAGAATCCCATTGCACTCGGTATTCGTCATTGGCTATACCTTCTACGAAAACTCCGCGATTTTCTAATTCGTTGTAATCTAATGGGCAGGTAAAAACTTCGTTGTTGTCTTCGTCATAAACAGTGACCCAGCAGGCGTTAGAAAATTCACAGCCGTTTTCGTGTGCGAGATCATCGCACTCGTACCAGTTACCGCTGGAAAACATTTTCATCTCTTCGGGGATCTCCATTTCGTTGTCCCAGTCACCAGTGAACTCGTCGAGGTCTTCTCGGTCCTTCCAGAATTCGTACTGTTCTTTGGTGATACGACCCAAGACGATCTCCCCGCCATAGCCGGTGAGATGTATCTCGTAGCGATGTTTTTCTGCTTTAATAGCTTCTAAGAGTTCTGCTTTTTCTTGGGACGTTGTCATTGTTCGATTTCCTTTATAGAGTCGGTTATTGCCTGTGCGAAGTTTTCTGCCGAACTGCGATTTAACACTAGATGATGCTCACTGCTATGGCTGCCTTTGACCAATAGATCCCATGCGGCCTTAAAACGATTAAATCCTTCTTTCCAAAATGGTGTTTGGGTTTCTACGTAAAATCCCAGAGTTATCTCACTGACTTCTCGATCACTGTCTATCTCTATCCAAGCATTAACATCGTGCCTGGGATCGGTACATTCACAGGCTACGCGGAAAGATTTAGCGTCGCTATAGTCTCCGGTTTTCATTATTCCCTGTGCTGGTTTCATTGGAACGTACCGCCTTCTACGCTGATTTTTTTAATACGATCGCGCATGTCGCTGATGTTGTCTACGATGTTGTCGTATTCCTCCGCGTCTAGCACTGTCTTATAGATAGTTAACCCCTGAGACACCAGTACAGCGGCAAGTTCCAGAGGAGATGCTTCCAGTATTTTTTCGTTGTGGATTTGCCAATACGATTGATAGAGATCCTCTAGTTCCATTTTTTTCCTTTGTAGTTTAGTTTACGGAAGCAATTTCTCACACCCACAGCTTGTCTCCGTGCGTCTTCCAGGGCGTTATGCTTGCTGTCCTGCGGCATCTCTGGCTCTGCGAGATCAAATAGAGTTCGGGTATCTCTGAGCTGCCAGAAATTCCAAGGATAGGTCCGTCCTAGTCGGTCGTAGATGTTTTGTAGTATCATTAGGTCGAAGCTAGATCCATGGCTCCAAAACTGATCGCAGTTCCAAGCGAAACTATGGAACTGGTTCATGGCTTCTTGGACTGGTATGCGATCTCTGGGGTTGAATGCTTCTTCCATGATATCAGTGTTTTGGTTCTTCCACCATTTGATGGTATCTTCAGAAACCGTGCAACCTAGACTGTCTTGGCTGTCGATGTCCACCCTGAGATATAGTTCTTTCATGTCACTGTCGCTGAATGGATCGAACTTCACGGCACCTAGGGTCAGTACGGTGGCTGAAACTTTGGTATCTAGAGTCTCTAGATCTACCATCAAATGCATGGCCATTATCGCCCCTGTCCTCTATAAGATTTAAAACTCCGTGATTGATTCTTGTTCATCGTGCTGGTTTTAGGACGCCGGCCACCTTGGCTGGTCCTTTTAAAAACAGTGGTATGGGTTTTTTTATTTCCTGAAGCTGCGGCCATTTTTTCTCCTTTGAAATAGGTAGCATAAGTGTATTATACTACCTATTTAATTAGTCAACAACCGGTCCATTGCCATTCCGGAATCCAACTTGCCCACCTTCGGCTTGGATCCTCTTTATGACATTTTCGAACAGTATGGGCGCGAAGTCCGGAGTTTGTTCCACACAGACGCAGTGATAACGAGGGTCGACTTCATCGCTGTACAGAGTTTCTCCTGTCCGGGCATCGATACCACGAGCCTTTAATACACGATTGGCATGCAGATGTCCGTGGATGTTAACCCCAAATCGACCCAAGCTGGCTTCGTGGACGGGAATATGGCTCAAGATCATGCCATTCATCACATGGTAGGCACGGAGTTCACGGAAGTATTGGCGATATTCGTCGTCACGAAAGATATCGTGATTGCCACGGATAAGCACCTTGTCGCCGTTAAGGCGGCCCAATGTCTTCATAGCTTTCCTGTTAATCACGACATCGCCTAGGTGATAGACTTTGTCGTTCGGGCGTACACGATCGTTCCAAGCAGCGATCATGGCTTCGTCCATTTCATCTGGATCAGTCCAGGGACGAAGTTTGGTCACGCCGTCATTCCTAGTGAAGCGACATACACCAGCGTGACCAAAGTGCGTGTCTGATACTAGCCAAACTGAGGGCATATTCGCCTCCTTTCTCGAAAAATAAAATTGGGTGGCCTCTCCGCCCGGAATCGAACCAGGATCTAAACCTTAGGAGTGTCTTGTTCTATCCATTGAACTACGGAGAGCTACTGTGACCGGAGGGCCTCGAACCCCCAAAGACGGCCAATGGCCTAGTCCCTTCCTGACATCGCTGATTAACGACGTAGAGCTTTCCCCGTTTGCTTACGGTCACACACTGAGTATATGATCTTTTTAAGGAGTTGTCAACGGTTATGAACGGATCCAAGGAGGGTCAAGTAATAGACCGGACAACATGCAAGCAGGAGCTCTCATCGAGAAACTCCCCAAACAAACCTCAATCTACAATCCACAGAGGCCTGCCTATTTCCGATCAGCAAATGACAATCTATGTTAGGTATGAATCGGCGCACACAAGCACGTCGCGATTTTCAGTCGCAGTCGTCAAAGGTGTCTTTGGCTTTTTGGCCAAACACGGTGTGTCTATCCTCATCTACCCCCCATGTCACCGGCCAGTTTTACGAAACTGGCAAAACTGGTAGCGGGACCCGGAGTCGAACCAGGAACGGAGGCTTATGAGACCTCCATGATGCCATTTCAATATCCCGCACGAAATCAAACGATGCCGTCTACCTTGAGTATGGCCACTTCGTCATCGCTGAGGGTGATCTCAGTGCGGACATTGAGCTCAAGGATCTCGTCCTGGATGCGCTGTTTTTCTTTGCGCAGGGCAGCCAATGACTCTTTGAATCTGGTAACATCCGCTCGGTCAAAGATCGATGTAGCGATTTCTGCTTCGCGCCCGTAGAAAGAATCTTCTTTGCGAGCTTTGATCTTTTCCAGTTTACCTGAGATCACTGACGCAGACTCTCTGACTCGGTCTTTGGAAAACCCAGTCAGCAGTTGGATCTGTTTTTCGATCCTGGCCACATCGGCTAGACGACCGTCGATGCCTGATGTGTGATTGGCAGCGCCCACTGATTTGCGGATGCTGTACAATACTAGATCCAGATCGATCTTTCTATCCAAATTGCGATTGAATTCCGCTCGTGCCTCTGAGATTTTCTGCTCGGGATTTTCGAATTCGTTGATCCGCACGGTGGTCTCGAAGCTTAGGGCACGGACCGCATCGTTGATCGATGTCTGGATGGCGTTGGCTTTTCTGAGGCTGATTTTCATTTTCTTTTCCTTAGGTATTCTTTCTTGTCTATCTTTCCTGCTTCGATTTCTCTGAGAGCCGTGACTACCGTACCATTGGTGGATTCTACTAGAGGTCTACTTCCTCGAGCTAGTTCTCTGGCTCTGGCCGCTGCCACTAGGATCAACTCGAATTTATTGCCCATGATCTCTACAGCTTTTTCTGAAGTAATTCTCGCCATTGATGTTTTCCTATTTCGTTTATTATAAGATATAAAACTCGGATTGTAAATCATTTTGATAAAACTGGCCCGCCCTGCACGAATCGAACGTGCGACCCACAGCTTAGAAGGCTGTTGCTCTGTCCCCTGAGCTAAGGGCGGATATCTTTGGAGCGGCGAGCGGGAATCGAACCCGCGGCTCTAGCTTGGAAGGCTAGGGTATTACCATTATACGACCGCCGCTTAAAACTTGGTGCCCCATGACAGAATTGAACTATCACCTGCCGCTTACAAGGCGGCTGCACGACCTTCATGCTAATGGGGCTTGATAATACTTATAATTTAATCTGGTGCGCGGTGACGGACTCGAACCGCCGACCTCCTCGGTGTAAGCGAGAAGCTCTACCAACTGAGCTAACCGCGCGATAAAACTGGTCGGAGTGGCAAGATTTGAACTCGCGACATCTGCGTCCCAAACGCAGCGGTCTACCAGGCTGACCTACACTCCGAAACTTAAAATTAAATGATAAGACACGATACCCAAACAAAAGAATCCAATATTGTCAACAACTTTTCTAGTCATGGTCTTTCCTTTCTTGTTGGCGGAGCATGTTGGATTCGAACCAACGGTCCAGTTTATCACCAGACTCTTTCTTAGCAGGAAAGTACCTTAAGCCTCTCGGTCAATGCTCCATATTTTGGTGCCCCAGGAGAGACTCGAACTCTCACGCTTTTGGCACTGGCTTCTAAGACCAGCGTGTCTACCATTCCACCACCGGGGCGTTACTAACTTTGTCTATTATATATTCGTTCTCGTATTCAGTCAACGATTATATGGCGCCCCCGGAAGGATTCGAACCCTCATAACCTGGCTTAGAAGGCCTGGCACAGCTCCATCTGCAGGGGCAATATTTGGTCCCGCCTCTCCGTTACGATCGGAGTTCTCCGGCTCTTCAGACCGGCGTAATAACCATATCTACAAAAGCAGGTTTGGGCAGGTGGACGGGAGTTGAACCCTATCTTACTGTTTCACAGACAGTTGTGCGCACCGGTACACTATCCCCTGCATCGTTTGGCACCCCCGTTAGGACTCGAACCTAAAACTAAACCTTCGCAAAGTTTCGTGATATCCCTTTCACCACGGCGGTATCTTTCTCCAGCGCATCTCTGCGCATCTTAAACGATCTCTGTTCATTGGGGCGATGTACCGTGAGATATTCCACACCGTCTATGACTTCAACGGCACGAACATCTTCGCAGACGAATCGCTCGCCATTGACACGATTTCTAAACATCACGAGTTTCATAAGATTCTCCTTTTATGTTTGGCCGGTCCGGAGAGATTCGAACTCCCGACTGCTGGTTTCGAAGACCAGAACTCTTCCACTGAGCTACGGACCGATGTTCCCGAGGCACCGCTTACCCGCGACGGCACGATCATCCCTAACCTTATAGGCGGCCGGCTGCACTCACTGCGATGATCGGAACTCTTTGGCAGGGGAACTAGGATTCGAACCAACGACCCCCGCGTTATCAACATGGTGCTCTAACCGACTGAGCTATGTGGCTATTGATAGTTGTTTTTAATAAACTTCCAAATTTCTGAATCAGTCATGATAAATCTCCTAGAAATAAAATTGGAGGAAGAGGTGGGATTCGAACCCACGGACCCTCGCGAGCCGCTAGTTTTCAAGACTAGAGCCATAGACCACTCGACCACTCTTCCATGTTTGGAGCAACGGGTGAGATTCGAACTCACGGGGTTAGAGTTTTGCAGACTCTTGCGTTGGGCCACTCCGCCACCGTTGCATGAATTGTTTGGCGTACCCTGAGGGATTCGAACCCCCACTAGCAGTTTTGGAGACTGTCGTGCTGCCGTTAAACACTAAGGATACATATTGGTACTCCCACTAGGATTCGAACCTAGATCATCCCCTCATCTAGAGGCATCGCCCGGATATAAGCCGGGAGCTTTACCATTAAGCTATGGGAGCAAAACTTGGAGCGGGTAGTCGGATTCGAACCGACGGCATTTTCCTTGGCAAGGAAACATTCTACCCCTGAATTATACCCGCGATAAAAATGGTACACCATACCGGATTCGAACCGGTGTACCCACCGTGAAAGGGTGGTGTCCTAGGCCTCTAGACGAATGGTGCATAAAATTGGCTGTCTAGGCTGGGCTCGAACCAGCGACCAAGTGATTAACAGTCACCTACTCTACCTACTGAGCTACTAGACAAAGAAACTTTGGCGGTCCCAACGGGAGTCGAACCCGTCCCTGCGCCGTGACAGGGCGCTATACTAACCGATATACTATGGAACCATTAAGTGATAGCACGGTTTACTATCCTCTTGCTACCTGATGTTAGCAGAT